TCAGCACAGGAAAAACAACTGCCGATGTGTATCGGGCTTTTCCATCGCACTCGAAATCTTCGGTTTATAAAGTATGCCGTAGAATGACTGCGCTCATCAATATGGATTCTGAAAGCAGTTCACGAACGGATTACAAAAGTCGTATTTATCCGTTTAATCCTTATTTCTTACTCAATGCCTTGACCGCTTAAGTGTTATAACTTTGTGATTCTTAAGAATTATTTACGCGGTATACGTTTTTCATGATTGACTTTAGTTACGTTGTTCGATAAACTGATACATGAGTTTACCTCTCACACCCCCTCAAGGGCATTGGGGTATTCTCCTTCATCCTTGACGGGGAGGTTGTGGTGGCCGATGATCCGTCGAGGAGTAAAAAGCACAGGTCTCGGAACGTTCCGAGACCTGTTTTATTGAGGGTATTCTCCTTCATGCGCCGGAACTTTGTGGTGAAGTTGATCGGCGCGACGTGCTATTATGATAGCACAAGTATTCTAATTCTGAGCGAGAAATCCGCAAAAAGTGGACATTTGTGATGGTTTTTCGCTCAAAACGGAACAGCACTTGTATTCTACATGAAAGTGCTCATCGCGTCTCTTACCATCATGCAGCACAGATTCTCGCTTTCTCCGCATATTCGCCGAGTTCCTTTTTCCAGTTGGTGCTGTCCCGCTCCAGATTTCTCAAATAGCCATCTTCTATGATAATGAGACTCTGCGACCACTTGGCAAAGGTACTGGGAGTTTCGTTGATGTACTGGGTCAGGTTCGGATCGCGTGAGCAGCCCAGTGAATACACTTCCGCGAGATTATCCTTGCTTTTGCCGCAGCCCCAGTGATGGATATGGGTAATAATTACCGCGTAGGGCTTTTGGCGATTCAAGCCGGGTTCGGCATCGTACATTTTCTGCGCGAGTGCCACACCATTCTGCGAGAAGTTCGCTTGATGGTACATGGCAATCAGCCCGCGTGAAGTCCGCATATACATCCGGCGATAGCGACTGAAGCGCACTCGGGTTCCGAAGTCCTCAAGGAACGTTCCGAGATCGATCTGTCCACCTGTGGCTTTGGCAATACGCTGGTCGTGGTTACCGGAGATGATGTCAATCTCATCAAAAAAGATAAGAAAGATCTGGATCATCCGTCGCAGCATCCCAATCGAACTCTTGAAATCCACCTGCCCGGACTCAAACCAGGTGAGGAGATGCGTCGCTAGTCCGGGCTGATCGCCTGCGCTGGTATCTCCAAGAATAATCAGGCGACGAATATTGTGTTTGATACCCATCAGAATCACGGTTTCTAGCCAAACTAGATCCGCATCCGGGCTTTCAATGTCGCTGATGACAATGGCGTTCTCATCTTCAATAACCAGACAATCATTCCATTGACGCTCAGATTGCGTAGGAAGCTGAATCCCTTCAGTGAGTGCCAGATAGTTCGCCCGTTCTGAGCGATCCATCTCCTGTAAGCGTCGAAGCAATGTACCTATATTGATGTTATGGTCTGTGGCAATGTCTGCAAGCGCAGGATTGTTCAGGGACCGGTTCTTGCGGTACTGGGTCAGAGCTTCCTGCTTGATCGGGTCCGGGAGTTGTTGCCAGTTCATTCGGGGATTGTCCTTCGGGGATATTCATGAGATAGGGGAGTAAATCGGGGTTACGCTGAAACAGATCGACCAGACCATAAGACAAGCCTTCGATCATGTTCTCTTCATGAGGGTATTTGTGCCCACGCTGACAGAGCAGGGCATGGATAAGCTCATGCATAAACACAACGCGCTTGATTGCAGGGGACAAATCCTCTCGGAGTTGAATCCGCGCAATGTGCTCCAGATGATAACCGTTCAGTTGATCTTTACTGCCATCCTCATTGAGTACATGCAATCCATCTACGACTTCGACCTGATACGGAATTGCGCCAATGTCTAAACTGACTGGAAGATCGGTCATGAGAAATCCTTCATTAGATACTGCTGGGTAAATGCCATCCAGTCCGGGACAGAATAGAGCCGATTGAACGCTTCGTTCATCGATGTGACATTGCCCTGAATGTGCTGCGTACCACCAGCAATTGCTGCTGCGCCGCCGATGTGGTGAATACAGTAGCGATCATCGACAGCCAGGCGATAGCCTTTTTGCTTGGCACGATATGCCCACTCAAGATCCGATCCATAGCCAGGAAAGGCTTCATTGAAGCCACCCACATCATCCCAGGCTTTTTTGCGAACAATAGTCGCTACCCAATCAATCGAGTGAACACGTCTGAGTCCTTTGCCTTGCGGCTGCATATGCGGATGCGGAGAGTTAAAGGCGGGCGAGATCGCAGCATAGTCATGTGCTATCGCAGTATCAATCAAGTCGCTGATCATCCCGACCGTGATACCGGTGATGTCGTCGTTCAGCATGGCGACCCAGTCGGCGTCAATCTGCTGCATGGCGTAATTCCAGCCCCCTGCAAAATAGCGGTTCTCTGGAACTCGAATACGTGTGTTGGGGATGGGTACAGTCGAACCATTATCAATCACCAGGAGATAAGGACTGAGTTCCTGCATGAGTGCCCACACCATCTCCGGCTGGTTGTAGGTCATGACTGCAATCACTTCGGTCATCGGATGCAGCTTACGCCTGGTCAGTATCATACGAATCAGGGCCTGTGATAGTCATTGATGGCAGTTTCCAGAGTCAGTGGACGATCCGGGTCATCGACGTGATCCGCCGTTGCGCCCTTGTGGATGTACCAGTAGTCGGTGAGCTTCATATGAAAGGCGTCGGTCGCATAGGCAGGATCATCACAGAGGAAATCTCCACGATTGTAGATGCAGGGACCGGAGCGGAACCGCTGCACTTCAAATGAAGAACGCTCCAGCAGCAGGTAGCCACTGGTGCCATGCATACAGCGTATCACGTCGCCGATCTGATCGTGGACGCCGAAGACATAGTTCACATGACTGTGTGCGCCACGCCCTGGCACCACGCCGCCTGTAATGGGTTTCTGAAGTGCCAGCAGCTTTTCCAGCCCACCCGGATGCGGACGTACATCACTGTCTACGAAGAGCAGGTGCGAGGTATTGGGATCAAACCAGGTCATCGAGATCGCCCAGTCCAACGTCATATTCCGCCCCATTGCAATCGGGGCAAAGCGTTTCGGGTCCTGGTCGTATTCCGGGCGCTGCCGCCAGTTGCTCTCGATGTTCCAGTAATCGACGTAGAAGGGCTTGCCTGATTCTTCAAGGAATTTAGTGACGTAGCTATAACTGCTCGGATACCTGGTCTCAATATTGACGTAGATACGCTCGATCAGCGGTTCTTGCGTCAGGTATTGTAGGGAGACCGGGAAGGCAGGCTTACGGTCGGTGAGGAGGGTCGCGGCAATCACACTCATGAGTTCACCCGTGCAACCGCATCCAAATAACTCTGAGGAAGTCCAAGATCGAGATACTCTCCACGAGCGGGCACTGCCAGCAAACCTTTCACCGCTGCACGGTTCAGGGCATTGGAAAGCGTCTGCTGTTCTTCGAGGATGTAGGGCCAGAATGCGGGACGGAAAGCAACTGCACCCCAGTGGTACATCGGCTTGTTGGCATCCGGCTTATCAACCACTGAAGTCACTTCCCAGTTGATCGAATTGACCACGCCAAAGCGCCAGGGTTCGACGGTCAGCCAGGTACTCACCGCGCCAATCGCATCGGAACGTTCCGTGAGTGCTGCCAGGAGGTCTACGACCACCATTTCATCGGTGAAGTACACATCCGGCATCAGCATCACACAGAGGTCGTAGTCTTTGGCGATGTCATAGGCAGCCATGATCGCATCCGGCAGTCCCTCGCGGCTGTACATGGTCTTCTGCTCGACGTAGCGGATATTTACGCCACGTCTGCGGTTCTTCAGATACTCACAGATCATCTGCTTCTCAGGACGAATGACCACCACTGCTTCTTCGACGCCTGCGGCTGAAAGTTGTTCCAGAGAGGTTTCCAGCACAGTCACTGCAACCTGCTTATAATTTAGTGCATCCCAATGGCTCTTAATCGGCAATAATTCTTTGGCAAAAGGAAGCCCAAGTCTTGTGCCAAGCCCAGCAGCCGGGAGGATGCCGATCACTCGGTTACTCATGTTTTTGTTCCTCTATAGGGGATTTGAATTGAGAGGGTCTGCCGTAACCACGAGGGAATAAGTATTCATAAAGAAATAAGTAGTTAAGGGTTCAGAGACCCTCTCATGTCAGGATAACCGCTTGCCCAGGCCCATGCGGAGTAAACTTACCAACGTCATTCATGGCATTTTTCATATTAGTAGCAGTCTGGATTTGATTTGCCCCTAGAGAATAAGGATCGTGATATTTAATATGTGTCACCTTGCCGCCAGCATCTTTCTTATATCCAAGCGCCAGGATGAAGTGTCCGAATTCTGCGGTATAGCCAATATATTTGGAGTTCACCAGTAATATTGGCGGCTTTCCATCTTCAATAAACTGAGGTAAATCATCTACAGTTAGTGCCTTATACCAAATAGTGTTAAGTCCGTATCCCTTGAGAAGGGTAACGCCTTCAGAACAGCCTAAACCATCATCTACCCTCATAAGATCGCTATCTCGTGTAAGGTCATCTACGCTAATGAGTGAAGGGCGAGCAATCCCATGTCGCGGGTATTCGTAGTGAATCAGTGAAGTGCCGCAGGCAGGAAAACAGTCATTGATTGCAAGCTTGGCATCGATCTGCGAAAAATAAGGGACAGCAATCTCAAAGTCCATCACTGGCACCGATTGTACGCGCTCGAAGAATTCACGAGCCGCGAAGCCGTTGCCAAGCACACTCTCGCAGCGTACCCACGTCCATTCATCCGGTGTATCCGTAATGGCTGGAGTCTCAAATAGAGTAACTGTACTGCCTTTAGGGATCACAATGGCTGGGTTGAACAAATTGCTAGTGCCTAACCCAGGCGCAGGGCGGAGTTTCACAGCATCGATTGCTTTGGCAGTATATGGTGTTTGACCAGCAGGGATGGTTGGGGTTGTCATTTGAGGATTCCACCAGGGGAGTTGAATTGGAGCAGGACGAGAATTGGGCCAATCCCGTGAGGGCGTGAGCACCGTTTGACTCGGAGGTGTAAAGTTGTAGTCGATGAAACCGACTAAGCCGCCAGAGTAAAAATAACGCTCTTTTACGCCAGCGGAACGTTCCGCATTGGCAGCCACGACCGCAGTGTAATCATGTCCATACACGCACTCGGCAACGTTCTGTACCTGAACCCCTTCAAAAGTTGCCCAAGTGGGATGCACCTTGACCACTTTGAAGTAGGTCACATCTCGTCCGGTTTTGCTGCCCAGCGTGCCTTCTGGGATCAATCTGCCATCCCGCCAGTATTCCTGCACCCACACATCACGGGTGTAGACCTTGCCGACTTCGGCATTGACCGGTACCCATGCACCACCGGGCTTGGTAAGCGATTTATCCTCAAACAAGGCATAAACCGACTGACGAGGTGCCAGATACTCACTAATGTCCATCAGACGGCAAACCCAATCAACACCAGCCATCGTCTTGATGCAGAACTGTTCCCACTGGCTGTTCTTGTATTGGTAGCCAAAACTCCCATTCCAGACCGTTTGTACGATCTCGCCGGAGTTCAGCTTACGAAGCGGGCCATTACTCGGACACACCAGATCTCGCATGTTGACCATCAAAGGTTCCTCAAGATAAATAAACTGGAGATTGAGTTCGGCAATCTTCTGCTGAAACTCAATCTCTCGGTAATAGTCAAAGTCGCGCCGCCACGAATATGCGGTGAAAAGACAGATCGGGATGTTGTAGCGGGCGTAGAAGGCGATCATGGCTTCGCGGATGCGCTGCGCCCACAACTGCCAGTTGCCTTTGTAGAGTGCCCGCCAGCCGTCATGCGCCGTGAGTGATCCGGCGAACTCGGTGATGATCACGCGACCCTGAAGATGAAAGCGTTTCAGAACATACTCGAAGCGACCAATCGAACCGGCTGCTTCTGCCAGGTCTAAGGTTTCCTGTCCGTTGTAGTAGCCCTCATGGAAGCCGACATAGGCCACTTCATCGAGTTCGTCTTCGATGTATTCCCAGTCTTCAAGCGTCCAATTCCAAATGGCAATATTGAGGACGCAGAGCTTGATGCCCAGTTGCTTCGCGGCTTCAATGGCGAGGCGAAGCTGCTCCTTGAGCTTGGGCATCGAGGCATTGCCTGCTTCGTTGATGTAGTAGAAGATCATTCGGGTGACATCACAGCCTGCTGCTCGCGCTGCTGCGACCATGAACTCCAGATACACCTTTGCATCAAAGTGGTCATGCCCCGAATCGTCATTGAACCAGGCATTCAACACGCGGAAGATCGGGATGATGCCTGCATCTTGGAGCTTCTTGGCTGCCTTCGCATCATTCATGATGACTGCGAACGATGCCCGCATCCGTAGAGCAATCTCTACGACCTGATCTTCGTTGTAGTCAGGTTTGAAGGCTTCAAAATGGGGATTAATCAGACCCATGTGAGTCGGAACGTTCCGTCAGTTTGTCTTCAAGTTCTTCAGGAGTGAGGTTGAGGCAGGTGTAGTTAGGACCATCCTTGATCCAGACGATCCCATTCACAACGAGGCCGTGTTTGCGGATATACGCTACTGGAAGTTCAAATATCTGCGGGTTGAAGGGGAGGATATTGATCATCTTTGACCAACTCCAGTTCGAGTTCGTCATCGACCCAGACTTCGGAGATGTAACCCATTTCCTCGCGGGTAAATTCTGGCTCCACGTCTTGCTCTTCCCAGAACTTCAGCGCATCTTCGTAGACGGCATCCATCATGGCAGAGGTTGCACCTGCGGGGATGGTGCAGACTGGAGGATCAAAGGTCAGGTAAAGTTGAAAGCCCGGTACAGGCTGCCCTTGCACTTCAAAGAGTTCGTAGTGCGCGGTTGCCTCTGAACCCACAAACGCAGCACCATTCAATGCTCCGAAATGAAGCACGCGAACCCGATCCCCCTCACGAGGGACATATCCTGTCAGCTTCATCATGGAATCTAGTTTGCCTTCTCTGACCGGTTCAAGTAAACGTTGATCGTATCCAGGACGATTTCACGAACGAGGTCTTCATTGGCGACAATAGGCGCAGCAGCAATCTCTCGTCCGCCCTTCGCGGCATCCTCATAGGCAATACCACCGATGACCGCTAAACCAAGGGCGCTCACAATGGTGAGGATCTCCGTTCGCAGTGGTGCAAGCGATGGCACAGCCAGCAGTGCGAGATTGACTGCTAGAGTCAGAATCGCTGTAAGGAACTTCCGGCTGCGAAAGAGACTGAGTAGAGGATCAATAATCGGGCGAATGGGACTGATTTCAATGAGTGCTTCTGTTTCTGGGAATTCGTTTGGATCAAAAGACACGAGGTTTGTACTCCATTTGAGGTTATTGAAAACGAGGGTTGTGCAAAAGGGGAAACACTAGAACATACGTACATTGTAGAGCAAAATAGCAATTATTTCAACTGGATTCCGATGAACCATTGAGTTGAAGGCGTAGGGTTTCCAATGCGTCATCGCGCTGACGCAACTGTTCCTGAAGGGTCGCAATGGTTTCAAGGAGTTCATTCTCCCGGTTACGAATCAATATCAGTTCCTGGGTTGCTGTAAGCAATTCTCGTTGAATCCGGTCGCGCTCTTCGGTAACAACCTGAATCTGACCGATGAGCGCCTGCTGAGCATTCTGCATCAATGTGAGTTGCGTCTGCATCTCCACCAATTTCTCGGTGTTGGTTGTGCTTCGCTTCTCGGATGCTTCGCGCTCGATGCCGATCTGTTCTTTGAGATCCGCAATTTGCTGCTTCAAACCACCTCGTTCTTCGGAAATTGCGAGTGCATCCTGCTGATGCTTATCCTTAAGCGATTGAATTTCTTCAAGCGCCTTGTCTAGCTTGCCTGCATCGGTCTCAAAACGCTTGATGACCACTCGCGTGGCATTTGCATTGTTACGAAGAATCAGCGCAAGGATGGGCAGAAAGATCAGCGCCGAAGCAACCAATCCTGCCAGCATCTCATTCATCAGTCGTTCCCCAGTACAACACTAAAAGAATGCTGTACATAATGCCGAGCAGGAACGCGGCAGCACTATTCAGTCGTCCGAGCAACCACCCAGTAACCGCGTAAAATGAGTAGATAAGGTAAGGGAAGGTGAAGAAGACAAACCATCTGATTGAGGGGCGTGACACAAGGAAGAGAGCAAAACCACCCAGTGCCATCAATAGAGCAAAGGTCTGGAAAGGCAGGAAAAACAGAGCTTCGGCGACAATCTGATTCAGTCCCGTTGTGGTATTAGCGTTATAGAGAAAACCAGCACCACCAATGAGAAAGATTGCCAGAAGACGCCGTGCAATATCACCGGCTCGTTTATAACGTGGAAGCTGAGTCCAATTAATCCAGCGTTGGCGAGGATTAAAAGTAGGAATTCTCATGATTTCATCTCGTGGAGCAACCACAAAACCCTGCTCTGCATCTCCAGACACTTCATAGCCTAGAAGAAAGAGCAGTGCGATGTACGTCTGATTCTGGTCACTATCTTCTTTGCTGTTCTGAAGGCGGTAAACCAGGAAGGACCGTAACTCTTCAAGGAGAGATTCAAGAGGTTTGATTAAGTTATTCATCTGTGATTCTTCGGAGATATACTAGAGAGGAAAAGCGTTAATCGATGGCTTTATCAACGTTTACGCCGCCACGTTCGAGGATTTCCTTGCGACCACTCGCAAGGGTAGCCAGCACTTTATAACGATAAGCTTTTCGTCCTGCACCTAGATCATCGGAGTCGATATGCGGGATCTCCAGCGTAAGCGTCCATTCATCTTCATCCGGGTTGTAACTGGTCATAATGCTCTTGGTGTAATTGGGCAGTACCTGATCGGTGAGGGTGTATTCTGCCTGGAACACAACGGTAGCACCTGCTAAATTGGGGTAGCTGCTGCTCACCCAGGTAATCGTCGCATCTGCACCCTGATCAATCGAGATATTGCCCTGAACATCCAGGTAGGACGCGATAATGGTACGCACGCCAACAAAGGACATCTTCGAGTAGATTTGCTGGAGCAGCAGTCCCATCGAACCGACTACGCTATAACTACCACTTAGTGCGTTCCAGACGGCATCCCGCACATTGTTCACCAGTCCGTTGAGAACATCCAGATAGCCTGCACGAGTAGGCGTGAAACCCTGAGCAGTCATGCCGGTCTGCACGGCTGCTGCGGTTTCAGCAGCATCCAGCGTATCGGCGGTTGCCCAGGCTGCATCCCCGTGCGCTTCCAAAGCCGCAAGATCATCTACCGTAGCAACCCCTTCGAGTGGGACATAATCTGCGGCAGCCAACCGGGAAGAAATCGTGACATCCAGATTGTTTACCCAGGCGGCAACCAGGTGCTGTCCGCTCCCAGTCGTGGCAGATGATGCATCCGGGTCAGTCGTTTCCCCGTGATAGATATATTCGCCTGCAACTGCACTGGTAAGCTGCGCGTGCATGTAAGTCACACCCTCGACTACAATCGCATCGACTTCATCGTCGCCCGTAGTAAACGTAACCACACTGGCATCGGGAAGGCGCACAACAATCGTCGCATCGTCCGGCTCAAACGAGAGGCTGGTATCGGTACGATGGAAGATGACGTAGAAATCGAGGGTTGCACCAACGGGGTAGAGCATGAGGGGTTATTCCGGGAGAACTTTAAGGACTTCCTGTACACCTGCCGATGCACCACGAAGTTGATGAAGCTTGAAAGTCTCATCAGCGATCTGGCGCTCGATGGCAGCTTTCTGCTCATTCAACTGTCCAATATTGGCTTGTGTCTGTGCGTACTGCTGATCAAAGTTACTGAGCATGTTTTGAGCGGTTTCGCGTGCCGTCAATGGCTTGACTTCAGCAGCGGATGGATTTGAGACAGCTTCAACTTGGACTTCAGAGGTATCTGACATAGAGGGATTCCTTTTCTTTTTGAGACGTTGGGTAGAACGGGCAACAGATGACATCGGGGTATAACTAACGCATTCGCGCTAGGGCTTTGTAGTGGGTACGAGTGTTCGCGGCGAGGGCAGTGTCGATTGCTGTGATCGCGGCTGAAACAGCAGTAATGTCTGCTGCGCTCAGATCAGGAAACGGGCCCTTCGCCGCTCCATTAATAGGAGTTTGCAAGATGGCATCTGTGATCGGATTTGCCCCACCAACCGGCGAATAACCCTTATCGATGGCTTCCTGAATCACTGCCCGCGCCTTTGTCAGTGTGTCGAGGATGGTCGCAGCGGCGGCCTGAATAGTGCTAATAGTATCCAGTTGATCGTCACGATAGTCTACTGCCATGAGAAGTGCTCCTTGCGAGAAACCAAAATACGAGGATTGCTCGGAACGTTCCGAGCAGAAAGGGTACTTCAGTTGTAGGTATGTCTAGGGGATACTTCTTAGTATAGCACACATTACGAAAATGTGTGAATACTTAGGCGGCAAGCGCCCCCATATTTTTCAGGTGCTTCACGATATCGTTGAGGGTATAGGCTTTCGTCCCTACATTGCCAGTGAAAGTCGCCTGATGATCGACGGCTGAGCCTGCACCTGCGGTAAAACCGGTGTTCTCGCCTGTTGAGGATGGCTGAACAATCGGTGTTGCATTCCACAATCCGATCTTCTGGCTGGTCGCCGTGCCGATCTTCGTGCCGGTGGTCGTGCCGAGAATAATGTTGCCATCATCGAGTTGCAGCCCATCCGCCTGGATGGTTCCGGTCACGTCCAGTTTGTTGTTGGGCGCATTGTTGCCGATGCCGATGCGGTCTGCGCTGGCGTCGAGGAAGAACAGGTTGGCGTCGGTATCGCCTTCGATACGGAAGTCGGTATCTAACCCCTGCTCGTTAAACACTGCGCCGCCGCGATACGTGACCAGCGCGAGAATACCAACGCTGTTGTCCTGCCATTCCTGAAGGTTATTGGTGTTTTGTGTGCCACCGGCCTTCACTGCCAGCTTAAATGCACCGCCTGCCGACAGATTGCTCATGGTGGTCGTCAGCAGGGTTGCATTGTTCCCGTAGATGCCATTGGCGGAAGCACCGTTATTCAAAAGCAAGGTATCGGTCTGGACGCGCACCTGCGTAGTGGCGTTAAGGGGCAGGAAGTAGATCGCACTGTTTGAACGGAACACCAGGTTGTTTGATCCGTCTGTGCCAATCGAACTGGTTCCACCGGGTGGCGCAGTATCCGTACCCGCTGGCAGGTTCAAGCCGCCTGATGCACTGATGCGAACAGTCGTCGGCGTCAGCGTCAGCACCGCCGTCTTTGTGCCGATGTTCCACACGTAGCCAATCAGTTGCGAGACGCGAGAGGCATGGGTAGCAACAGACCATGAGGCCTCCCAAGCTGCCATGCTTTGATCAGCAGTCGTGGAACTGTCGCCCGTAAACAGCAGACCGATGCCGAAGTTGGTTGCCGCGTTGGGGCTGCTGTTCTTATGATTAATGGTTAGTGCCGGAAACACCGTATTGGTCGAGGCGTCAGTTCCCCGAATGACCAGTTCGCCATTATTGGCAAGATGTGCAACTTCGCTGTTGTTCCATTTCCAGGTGGTAATGTAGCGGTCACTGACCTGCGTGGCGCGGTTAGTACGATTGAACACCTGCCCATCGACCGTGCTGGATGACTGATCATTGTTTATGAAAAGTCCGGCATTCGACGGCGTATTAAGGGTGGTGAGCGCCGCAATTTCATCCACGCTCAGCACACCGGAAGCATCAACCGCTGCGTTAACAGCACTGTTGATTTCCGCTACAAGAACACCCCCACGATAAAAGCGATGGGCGCCTGCGCTAACGGAATAGGCAAGGAAAACCGCATTGGATGTAGATCCTGCGTCTCGTGCAATACTGGCATTCTCAGTGCCATCCACTGTGCGAGTGAAGTAAATCCCGGTGTCGTCAATATTCACCAGCTGGTTGGCTACCCCCGTGCCAACTCCAATCGAGCGGGTCGGCGTGACCCGGACACCCATTCTCCGGTTGGTGGTGTCAAACGTCACAAAGGCGGTGCCGTCCGCCTGCGCGATTTGCAGCGCGGTCGTGCTATTGGTGGCGGGCTTGACTTTTCCGGGTGCGCCTGCCAGTGTCAGATCATTATTAAAGCGTCCGGTTGTCCCCGTAAATGCGGCGGGGGTCGTATTGCCGATGGGGGTGTTATCCATTGCCGCAAATTGCGCACTCCCTGTAGCGTTGATCAGCGCCAGTATTGTCCCGCCGCTGTTCTGCCATTCGGTCAGGTTTCCGGGCGTGGTCGCGTTCGCGCGGATAATCTCCCCGATTTGCGAGGCTGCCGGGTTGACGTTCAGCCGTGCTGCGGTTGCTCCGGCTGCGCCAAAGCGGGCATCACCCGAACCGGTAATCGTTGTTCCGACAACGGCGAGGAAGGTTCCATTTGCAGGAGTCGTCCCGCCAATGGCAGGGGGCGTGGTCAGCGCACTGGTCAAATCTGCGCTCAGGATACCCGCGACTGTGATGGCTGCACCGGAACTGGACTGCTTGAGGAACTGGTTCGCCCCACCCGTAGCACTCAGGTCTGCATTTACGCCGCCGCGTGCCAGCGGGACCAGTCCGGCGTTGAACACACTGCCCGCGTTCAGTTGCCCGCCCCCGGCTGCGTCCTGATGACTGTGGAGGGCGTTCGCAAAGCTGGCAATGGTAGGCGTCGTGAACGTCTTGTTGGTGAGAGTCTGCGATCCGGTTAAGGTCACAACATCCGAGCCAATGTCCAGCGTCGGGTTGCCGTTGACACCGTTGCCATTGGTCACACTGATTCGGTTCGTGGTTCCGGTGATGGTACGCCCGACGAAAGTATCCGGTGCAGTCTGGATCAGCAAACCATTTGTGTTGTAGGCAGCCAGTGCTGTGAGGGTCGCATCGAGTGGCTGATAGATGGCGCTTAGGTCAGGGATATCTCCCGCAACCAACGCCGCCGCATCCCACGCGCCACCTGTCCTACGTATGAATGTGCCATCTGCGGGTGATAGAGCAGCAATTGCGGTCAGATCGGCATCAAGCGGTTGATAATTTTCGCCAATATTAGTCAGTAGTCCGTCGAGAAAACCATCAATCTCGGTTTCAGTGTAGTAACGGTCATCGTGAATATGCCCCGCCAAAGCAAAATCGCTGGCTTCCAGTCCGTCCAGCAGATCGGCGTCAAAAAGCGATCCCCCGCCCTGATTGATCCAGTCGTTGAGAAAGCCGGTGCTGTCGGCACGGGGAATCTTATTCGCAGCCGGGGTAACTGAAACGTCGATCAGCAGTTGCACATAACGCGCATCGGCTTGGGCTTGGGTAAGTTCTTTAGGGGTAGCGGGGAGTTGGTCGAACATAAGTGTGTCCGATTCAAAAGAATAAGTAGAAAGAAAAGAGGAATATTATTTAGAGCGAGGAGTGACTAGGTGAGTTCCCAGGAGAGAACACGCACATTTAGATCGTAGCCATTCTGATGATTGGTGAAGAAACCCACCTGATCTTCGGTCAGATAGTAGTCGTCGTCATTGGTAAAGAACGGCAGCCACCATTCGCCATCCCGAGAGTAGGAAAAGATGCGATTCGTGCCATCATTCTGCACCCGCAGCCAGAGTTCATAGCCTCCCCAGGAAGGCAGGGTTTGTAAAGCTTCATTGCCATCGTAACTGTCGTCATTCCACTTGGACAGTTCAAAACCTGAACTTCCGACATGGGCATGACCGCAGAACATCTGCTTCCCAGAACCACTCTCTCGGCAACCAATCCCGAAACGAGTATAGTCGGTATCAATGGCTTGGTAGAGAATCTTGGTTTTGAGGTCATAGGGTGCTGACGCGCTCATCACAAACTTGCGAATGTGATCGCCACTGGCACTTTCACAATGGAAATTCAACCCATTCCAGGCATCGGTCAGATCCGCTTCGGTGTTAAAGTTGACTTCGGTAAAATCGGTGGCATCCGGGGGATCATTGATATTGGGATCGAGTCCGGGTGCCGTCGAGTTGATGATGGGATTATCAGGGTCGGTATTATCAATCGAGATCCCGGTGCCGCCGACGACCGAAGCAATTCCACCTCCACTGGGAGCCGTGACGAACTCCAATCCAGACTCATCGCCTTTGACGGCAACGAGTTTGCTACCGTGTCCCGTGTAAGCACTCGGTACATCTCCTAAATCTGTGAAGTCTTCTGCGCCGGTAACAGGAGGGGTAATAAACTCCAGACCGGATTCGTCGCCCTTAACTGCCACAACCTTGTTGGCATGTCCGGTATAGGCACTAGGAACATCCCCCAGATCCGTGAAGTCTTCCACACCACAGCAATCGCCAGTAATGCCTGTCACACCCGATGCACTGCCCGGCGTGCCCAGTAACCAGGTAGACCAGGCGGATTTCTGGAAATTTTCTGCAATCGAGCGCACGCGCACGTACAGAGGGTTATTGGTATAGATTAGCATCCCGCCTGCACGGGTTGTTCCTCGCGCAGTGGTGCCGATCTCAGAAACCGAGGTGTTCGACTCAACTTCGAAGGTGACAGGCTGCTGCGGTGGGGTGTTCCAGCGCATCTCAAAGGCACTCGGAAGAATGCCGCTGACGACTTGGACACCCCCTGGGGGGAAAAGTTCGTATTTACTACGGAGATAGTTATCAGTGGAATTGTTATCACTGAACACGGTCAGCATAACATATTTCTTGCTTTCGGGCAACCACTGAAAGATGCAGCGTTTTCCTGGCTCTACAGAGCGACTTTCATCGCAATAAACGGCGCGAAGCAGCGAAGAGCCTTTTGGACGCACCTTCGCAATGCGTCCTTCAACCGAGACAATCCGACCTTCCTTTGGATCGCGGTTCTTGAGTGCGCTGACGCGGCGATCAATCGCATCAATATCACTGCGGGGCATTAGACTTCACCCCATGCATAAAAACGCAGATCAAGCTGTTGGCTGAGTTCAGCAACCGCCAGCGAGAGACTGTAAGCTGTTACCAGCCAATCGCCATCCGTTGCCACGCGATCTTCAGGCTCCAGAAAAATGACATAGGGCACTTCTGCACTCTCAGTAAACGCATTTTCCTGCATACGCTTGAGCGTATTGCTGGCTTCTCGGAAACACTCGAACTTGGTGAGCAGCATCGAGTTATTCAGTTCCTGAAAACGATGCCCCCATTTGGCTGCGCCTGCTTCGTCAATCGCTTCACTCCAGATGTAAGCACCCATCATGCGAACATGGGTTGCAAAGTCGGTAAGATCATTTCCTAGAGAGGTAATAAAAAACTCACCTGGGTCAAAAGTATGTTTATTAGTCACCGCTTTTACACGCCAGGCGCGGAACGTTCCGTCAAACCGCACGAAGAACTTGAGATAGCGTCCTTCGATGGTCTGCTGTAAGCCATTCATCGGATTTGCACCCGGATCAAGAGTGCCAAACTCCGCAATTTCGGTCAGTTCTGGGATGCGGATATTGGTGTAGGTACGGGTTTCACTGTTTCGGGCATTGAACTGTACTCTAAAGTTGGAGAAGGCAGTATTGAGTAACTGCTGCCAGGTCGTGATCAGGGCTTCATTCATATAAAGCGCCACCGTTGCCCAGATCTGGTTTTCATTGTCCAGAGTCTGTAATTGCCGAAACACTAAACGTACATTCGCTTCTTCAGGGGTAGTCAAAGGAAGAAGTTGAACGATGACATTGTTTCGCCGCACCACTGGACGCCCAGTATCGTCCGTTCCAACCTCAACGCTTCCATAGCCTTCGCTGCTGGTAATCATCACCCACTGATCATGATCTGCTTTGTGGTACTGGACTTCAAAACTGGTCGATGCAACGGAATACCCGCCCACGCCTGTGAAGCCTCCACTGCTCACATCGGTCACAGTGACGCTCGTGATGTCTACAATACTGTCAAATGAGGTGTCGTGCAGATTGGAAAATGCCGTATAGAGCCGAAACACCTCTTCGAGGGTCAGTGGAAATTCATAGTTGCTGGCTCGGTAATCACTGAAACGAAGCGTCGCCATTAGAAGGGGTCCGTTCCTTCTCCGGTAATCCGGAGTTTGGCGATTTTCATACCAATACTTCCACCCCATCCATCGTCCCCGGGAAAGCCGGGATTACTCGCAAAATCGAGCCAGACTCCAGTGACAGTTTCGCCGTTGGTAAAAGTACGTTGGAATCGGTAGGGATCTCCCGCAGCATCCATTTCCGCATTGCTGTTCCAATACATCGAGCTTAGGAAGAATTGGCTGGCACTGTATTCGAGGGCATCTCCCGGTGGGGTTGACAGCGAAGTCATGTCCTCGCCCGGTCCAGCATCAGTGTAAGCACTTGCGCGTCCAACAAAGCGGTGATAATTATTTTGGAAGCCGAGGCTGTACTTCACGAATCCAAAGTCGATTCCAGTGATGACACGAGGTGAGGGAAGATTGAGGTACATGTGAAAGGCAAGCGTACTGGAACGGAAGCCTTCACCGGAGTGCCAAACACAGGTGACTGTCACTGAATTACTGATCGGGAGCAGCGGCCCTTCATTTAATCGCAAATCCCACTCGTGTGTCCATAAATCCGCTGGTGGATCAGGTTCTTCGCCAGGATCAATCGGATCTGTGTAGAATGGTGCTTCATCAGGCGGAATAACAGAAATAGGAATCGGTCCTGGATCTCCTGCCCATTCTGCTTCATCGCTAAATCCGTAACCGATCATGCCATTGAAGCCGCTTTGAATGAAGGCGCTGGTCAGTGCGACCTGTCCTTCATCGTTTGTAATTCCGGTTGAAGGCTTTCCCTTGACCAGATACTCGTTGGCCTGCACCCAGGTGATTGCATCGTCTGAGAAAAACAACCGAATTTGGCAGTAGTAGTAATGCACACGCAGACTATGCTCATTCAGATCATCGTCCCAGTTCATCGCACTGGAAGTCCAGAGTACGGTATCCACACCCGCTTCGCGCTGAATCAGTTTGAGTACATCATCTTCCTGAAAATAGATATAAGCGAAGCAGTTGTCTTTATCCTGAGCGCGAAAGACGATTCCTGCATATTCGTTGTTGCCTAAAGAAGCTAACTGAAACGTATGCTGCACCATCCCATTCCAGTTATCCTGCGAAAGCAAGGTATTCCAGGACATCCCTTCCAGGTTGTCTGACACCAGCTTCAGCGCCAAGCCATCGTCGGTGCGCCAGCTTCCGGTTTGCACGGCGGTATGCCCCATGCCGCCATAGCCGGTGCCATCAGTATCATCAATGTAGTTATCGCCGCTAATGGTCTGGGGTTCCCAGAACTTGAACTGTTCCGCCTGTGTGCGAGTGGTCATCCAAGCCAGAAAATCCCGTGCCGTCAAATCGGCTTGTGCGTCAGGGAGTTCCAGAGAAGGGATAATGCTGTCTAGTTCGAACATCCCGATCTTGACGAGTACCGGCTCCAGGATTTCGCTTTCGTTGGGGATCATATAGCCTGCGCGGACTTCGATAATCGCCTGCTCAGCGCCATTCAGCAGTGAACTGGTGAGCCATCCCGTGCTGGTATCCAGCGTCATGGTCAGTTGTTGCATATCCTGACGACTAATTTTGAGTTCACTCACTTCGTCGGAGAAGTCTAATTGCTGCGAACTTGGACTATGCCCAAAGCGCAGTGTACTGATGCCTTTGTAGACATTACTGGCATAAATCCAGAACAGATTATCGCCAAGCCGGAATAGAAGGACGCCCGAAGTTTCATCATGGAAACCAGGCAGGTACTCCCCTCTGGACCAGTGGCGTCCATCTTTGGAACTGTATTCTCGGTAAAATGTCAGCGCAGAAGTGCTGTCTCCGTCGCCAGAGTAACAGGTCAGGTAGAGCTTGCCGCTGACTTCGGAGAGGCGCACATTGTTGCGGAAGCGATACATGTTGATCTCATCGAGGATGTCAATCTCGAAGTGATCCGACCACGATTCGTACTGATGGGTAAACCCGATAATGCCTCCAGCGCGAAGAGTATATTTCACAACCGTATTGTTCACAAACTTCGCCGAAAGATTGCCAGGCACTTCGGTAGACAAAATCAGGATGTCACGCCCGTTATAGCGGCGAGCGTCAAAAGAGTAGATCGGATAGGGGTAGTGAATCTGGGAGTTGAGGGTGTCCCAGGTCATCCCGTTCCAGCGCAGAACATGAAAACGATAACGCGCATTCTCGATGTCACGAGTGATGAAGTGGATGTAATCGGAGGCTACCGCTGCCATGTGGGTAACGGTCACATCGGAGAGGATGGCAGACCACGAACTCCACGAACTGCCATCATACGACCGCACCATGATGCCGGTATCCGTGACCGCGAACACAAACAGGTCAGTATCAGAGATCATGGAATAGGGACGATTTCGCAAACCATCCGGGGCGGTAAACCCAGATACAGTATCCCATTCACTGCCATCGTAGAACTCCACGATGTTTCGAGCGATGCGATAAATGGTGTTATCGTGCTCGACCGCACCGAACTGCCGATCTACCGTTGTGCTCGTGGAATGATCAGGCAGCAGGCTAGGATTCCAGCGATGCGCAATCGTCTGGTAGACCGCTGAAGCATGTGATGCTTTCAGAGCATCCCACTGTTCTTGTGTAAGTCCGGCTTCACTAGGAGTAATCATGTGAGAGTGCTTGCATCCGTGAGTTGAATTTTGATAAAGAAGAATTCCAGCCCGTAGTGATCGGTTACTTCACCTTCAGGGATTTCGAGCACCATCGGTCGAATATCTGCGGTATGGTCTGCGCCATCCTCAGTGTGCTTGGTATCGCAGAGATAGACCACCTTACCGTGCATCTCGTAAAGGTCATCGAGCATTTCTTCTGCCGTGCGCACGCCATCGTCGTAGCAGCGGATTTCGTACATATAGTTAAAAAGTTGCAGTGGCTTACCCGCTTCAAAGAGGATATTGCGGCGCAGTGTACCGTTTTTGGTCCAACGCAAGTTCAGGAAAATCACCGGAATCTTACGGCGGTCATGGATCGACCATTTCAGATCGGGTGCATTTTCCGGCGCTGAACCCAGCGTGGTAGACATATGGATATGATCACGAGTGGCAGTAGCCATGACGGAATGTTCCGTGAGGAAAGTAAATTGTTCGAGGAATAGAGTCTGTGCTAGACTTGCAATGAATGGAGATTAGTTCTCGGAAAAGATGATGTTCAAGGTACTTCGGAATGGAGTCGGTTTTGCTATTCTGGGGATTGGTGGAGCATTCCTGCTGGTATTGCTGGGGATTCTATCACTGAAACTATTGGGTTGCTGGGGAGTTGTGACCTGGCCAATTGCATTGTTGATCTTCATTGGGGCTGCTCATTATTATATCACACATCCTCCCGTGAGCGACGAAACCCAACTTGGTCCCTAGAGCCGTGCTGCCGCTTCACGATACATCGGAGTGGCTTTGCTCTTATTGCCATCTCCCATCACGACCTGGAACAGCGTCGGGTTATCGGCGATCTTCTCCAGAAGCGCGATCATCCGATCCTGACGCTTAAGCTGCTCTTCACTGGCTCCACGAACCACCAGTGCGCCACCCTGCGGCACCACGTACTCTTCCTTGTGAACCACCCCTGCAACTTCATTGGGATCGCCTGTACCCGTATAACCACCTTGAGCAAATCCACCCGACTGACCGTAGCGCGATGTGCTAGAGTCACTGCCTGCTGGCAGCCAGCCGCGTGCCGTATAAGTGAAGCGACGACCATCGTTCGCTGTATAGGTGCGGTTCAGGACTGGATTCACGGGCAATCCCGTGCCGCTCGAACTGCTGCCACTACCCGAATCCTGCGACAAGCCTGTATAGGAATAATTGTTCAGGTTCCGTTGCGCTTGTGGGCTAGTGATGTTCCCGGTACTCACCGCAGTATTGATCGCTGCAATCCGTTCCTGCATGACACGTCCTGCCTGATCAATCGCATCGCTCCATCGCTGCACCGTGAGCGTGTTCTCACGAATCCGGGTATCCATATCGACCTGCTGCTTGTAGGACAACTGGTAGTTCTGGCGTTCGAGCAGGATACGCTGATCTTCGATCTGCCAGCCTTCCTGCATCCAGCCCAGTTGACGGTCATGCGCCTGCTTTGCCAGGTCAAGACGCTGGCGATCCAGTTCACGGTTCTGGTCGTAGAACTTCTTCTGGTTCTCCATCGCCTCTTTCTGGAACTGAACGCCCTGTTCGAAATACTGCTTCTGGCGCTCGAAGTCCTGCTGCGACCAGCCGACTTGCTGTTCATTGCGCTCGGTCTGACGATCCAGTTGAGACGATTCCATCGAGTAGCGAATGACTTCGCGGGCTTTCTGACGCATCAGATCGCGCTTCTCACGCCCACGCGCATAGCGGATATTGCGATCTGCATCTTCCATATTCCACGCAAAGCCAATATCGAGTTGTGATCTGGAAAAAGCAAGATCCTCTCGTCGCCAGCTTTGCTGTTCCAGTTCGCGTCCACGCGAGATGCCCAGTGTTTCGCGTTGATACTGCGTATTGTATGCAAACTGGCGCTGCTGCAATTCGTAATTGGTCTGCCACTGCAAACCAGAAAGCTCGAATTCACGCTGACGAATCCCCAGTTGTGCCGTATCCTGCTCATACGAGAAGGACTGCTGCGCACGATTCAGACGACGAGATGCATCTTCCAATTGCCAGAAGCCTCTGCCATCGCCGGGGTTGAATGCCATTCCGTCTGCACCGAACAGACCCCCTGCCTGGAACATATTGCCAGTGGTGAGCGCATAGCCCAGATCACGCTGACGCACTCGCATCCCATACTGGTAAGCTTCCAGCCCGCGATTGGCGCGCAGGATCTGGTTCTGCCAGCCCATCTCGCCCATGCGTGCTTCTTCGTCGGTGAGGTTGAACAAGCCAAAGGGATTGTTGGCTCTCAGCGCCGCGATATTCTCGGCATTGACGTTGTTGTAGTATGCGCCCATCCCCGTGTTCGGATTGATCGTTTGCAATGCAGCATTCTGGGTTCGGACACCTTCAAGTGAAATGACTCGCTGATTGCCCTGAAGCATTTGGAATTGACGGTTCGCGCTGGCTTCATCGTAGTCCGTGCCGTAGCGGTAAGCATTGGCAAAGGCATCTCCCGGCGAAGCGCCATTGGCGAGGAACTGGTTATACATCTGCCCGGCTTGCATTGCCTGCTGCTGCAAGCGTTCAGTCGTGACAAAATCACCCTGACCAGAGAATACTTCCCAGTTATCTTTCAGTCGATAGCCACCCACATCGAAGAAACCCGGTGTACTCATGCGAAGCGAGGCAGCAGTACCTCGGCTCTGAAGTCCTGCATTGAACTGGTCAAGTGACCCACCATTTTGCAGGAATTGCACCATCTGAAGGAGATCAGCCTGGCTGCTACCCAGTCCTGCCATACGCAGTGCCTGATTGACACCACCAATCTGCTGTCCCACAAAGCTGGATGCTTCCGTGAACAAGCCCATATTCTGTTGATCAGTGAGCATGTTCATGGCATAGCGATTTACGCTATCCATCATAGACTGACTAAACGGGCTGATACCGCGCGATCCAGCGAAGGACTGGGCAACCGTTCCTGTATCCCCGCCGCCCATTGCAATGCGGGTCATCTGACCGGCAAGGTCGCCGCCTGGCATATAATTCGGATTATAACGTGCCCAGTAGCTGTAGTTGCTCAATGCCGTTTCACGAGATGCACCTGCGCGAGTCTGGGACTGCACCCAGGCCTCCAAGCCACCTGCCATCAGGTCGCCACCATTGAAACGCATGGCTTCGGCTTGAGCAATTGCTTCCTGACGCCCAACTTCGCCGCGTGAATAACGTTGAATCAGGTCGTTGAACTGAGGCGCATCCAGATACCGCTGGTAGTCTTCGTCGGAAACAAGACCCAACCCGCGCCCCAGATCATTCCAGAAAGCCCCGGCTGCTCCGGCTGTATTCTGGAACATTGCCTGTAAGCCCATCCCGGCATTGCGCTGCTGATTAAATGCGCCGACTGCCTGATAGTTTACGGCATTCGATGACATATAGCCAAGCGTGCCGATACCGGCTGTGACACCACCCGCTACAGCACCAAAGAGAGGACTGCCAGTAAGTGTCGTCGCAGCCGCCGCAACGCCAAACGCAGGCACGCCAATCCCTGCCATTGCGCCCAGCGGACCTTTCGCAGTGTCGGGACCGGCTGCGAAGTTGATCAACGGCGCATAGGCGCTGTAGACCTGTTGCCCATAGGCAAGCCCGCCTTCCTGAAGGGCGATGTTACGACGCTGCATGGTTCCGAATTGACTGCCCATCAGTTGATTGAACGTCAACTGACCGGCTTGTGCCAGCATCATTCCCTGTGCAGCTTGCTGATCCTGCCAGTTATCGGCTGCGCCAATCGCCGAGCCTGCAAACATATTGAACGCCAGCTTTGCATGGAACAAGCCCTGCGTTTTGATGATACGTTCAGCGAGATCCTGCCCGCCGCGCATCATGCGCTGGAGCCGAGATTGCGGCGGCTCTTCGCCGGTGTCTCGCATATTGGCAAGCTGGGCTTCATAAGCCGCATTGCTCAATGCAGGATCATAAACGGCATTGTTGATGGTGCCAAACGCCGAGCCACCTGCACGCCCGCTGCCCAATCGCTGCTGAAGCAGAAGATAGTTAGGATTGTTGGTATTGAAGCCGTCCGGCGAACGCTGTGCCCGCTCCACGTCACTCAGGTATGAAGAGACAGTCTTCAAAGCATCGTAGTGCTTGAGCATCTCTTCGCGGGCTTCTTTAGATCCGGTTGCAAAGGTCTTCGCGGCTTCGCCAAGATGTTCCAGTGCGATCTCTGCTTCGGCAATCTGCTTGGATGTGATGCGTGGGTTGGACATCCGGTAGACAGTGTTATTGTTGACCACTGAGCCGCCGCCACCCGAGCCGCCGCTTCCACTGGCACTGGACGGAACATAGCCATCGTCGCCCGAAGGTGGAGCCGGAGGTGCGCCAGGCATGTTTGGAGGGGGCGGAGAGCCTACTCCAGAACCACTGATATTGCCGCCACCACGCAGCGCCATGATTTGCTGCGCACGACCCGCCATGTCCGCAGCACGATGCTCAGGACGAATCGACTTCAGATTGTAGATGTCGCCCTGACGGGCATTGAGGAACTGTTCTGCTTCTTCACCGGTCACAACCCGCGCAGCCACTTTCATCCCCGAAGCGGCGTAAATGTCCTGCATGGCCTGCATCGAGGCTTGACGATGAGACTCCCATCGTTCCTGCGTCCAGCCTGCATTTGCCCATGAAGTCGGCATCTGGCTGTTACTGTACATCTGCATCGCCAGATCGTGCGCCTGCTCGAACCCAGCCGCGACTTCAGATTCCGGCATGTTCGGGTTGTCGCTAAGACGAATCCCGCCTACGACCACGCCGTAATCGCCGGTCTGACGTTCGCCGCCGTCGATACGAGTACCGGTGATGTAGTTGGAGACCTGACCCATGATGTCGCCACGCAGAGACGGACCCAGAAGGTCACTCATCAGCCCCGTGCGGCTCTTGGTCTTGATGTCACCGACTACCAGGTTGCCTGCACTGTCGCGCATCCCGAAGTCCGCCCGAGAGTTGCCCATACGACGCCGAGCATTCGCCATAAGAATCTGTTGGTTCTCAGGGGCTGCCAGTTTGCCGGTCAGCACATTCTCCATGCGCGTCCCGACTTTATCCGCGTTATTGGCAGGACCGCTGTAGGGACGATACTCCTGGAATGCACCGGACTTCATCAGTTCGGCAATTACGCCGGAACGTTCCGCTGAGGTGGTGTTCAAATTCACCAGACGCAGCAGTTCATCGTCTACTCCGGTGCCACTGGTCCACTGTGAGGCGGTCAGGTAAGCGCCTGGATTGTACAAACTTGGATCATCAACCGGTGCAACAGCGAATCGCTGTGTAGCCTGCGCCAGTCCAGGGAACATACCACCGAGGAAGTTTTTCAGACGTTCGCCGCCACCGGCTACTGAGCGAACCGCCTGTTCCAGTGTATTATTCCCTCGCCGCTTGCCGAGATTGGTATTAAATTCTTGTATGCTCTGGGCAATCTTGCCTGCATTCTCATACTGTGCGCCCCAGTCGGTCGGGAACTCACCCATAATGACGGGTTTCCCGTTGGCGTCAACCATCTTATTGCCACTTTTATCTTTGCGTTGTGACAAGCGATAGTTATTGGCAATCTGTCCAGTAATCCACTGTCCAATACTGGACTGTGAACCCAATCCAGAACCGTTGCCTTCACCCCACTCCGCAAATTTTGCAGCGCCGGTCAGTGGCAAAAGCTGGGTGCTGATGTCTTCTCCAGTGGCACGGCGCTGAGTAAGCATATCTGCCATCTGGTTGATGCGCTGATCCAGTTCGCCAGAATCCGCCAGGCGTTTCATCTCGTCGCGCGTGAGCATTGCCGTCGCAATCGCAGGCGCTAGTTTTTGCCGGTATTCCTGATCTGGGCTAATACCCAGCACCGGCTCACCTTCCAGGTTAGAACCAATACTAGAAAGTTGTTTAAAAATTTCCTGGAATTGAGATTCTGGTCCGGTCAGAGTTTTGCCGGTTGAGCGGTTCCAGAATCGTGCACCTGTGCGATACAGCCCCTTGTCCTGTCCCACCTGCTGCAAGTATTCCAGAGCAGTGTCCTTGTTAGCAGCGCGGTCGAGTGCTGATGCGCCGGTGATATTCTCAATGCTCGAAAACGCCACTGCAATCCGGTCCGTCAGCGGACTATCGACTCCAAAAAGCTGCTCTGCACCAGAACGCGCTGCCATCCCCATACTGCGGTTAAAGGTGTTGGTGTTGATGCCAATCAGACTCTTGGCTTCTCGCTCCTCTGTGAGAAAATCTTCGCGCATTTGTTTCTGGGAATAGGAGAAAGATGAGAACGCAGACAAAGGTGTGTTCGCCAGATCCATCCCGGAACGTTCCGCCATCGTTTTGATGAACTTGGTGCGTTCGCTCTCAAACGCATTGGCTGCACGTTGAACGACCTGTCTTGGCGTGAGTGCAGTAAGGGATTTCCCGAATTCGGCTGCTTGCGTTCGAAAACGATTTAGGACAGCTTGAAAGCGGTCGCCATCATTGTCTCCGCGCAACGCCCGCATGATTTCAGGAGAGGTGTAAACATCCCTTCCTGGATTTAGATAGCGATCTTTGTACCACTGCGGTTGATCTTCATAAATGCCCAGTCGAACCGATGCAGCAAAGTCTTTCGCGTGCGTAGAGGGATAGCGCCAGCCAGAGAGCACAAGGTCACCTTGCGCTGCCATCCGGCGTATCTCATCAGGATTCTCGATACCCGTCCGTTTTTGAATGGTTGCCAATGAGGTAATTGCCATGTTATCGGGAATACCAGGCGTTGAACGCGCAAAACCGCCTAACCGCCCGAGTTCAATACTCGTGGCTTTTTGCTGAACACCCCGCTTGCCAGAATGTTCTTCCATTCTGGCATAAGTGTCATTGGCCATGTTCTGAATAATATCGGGAGAAATAGAATCATCCCCTAGTGCAGTAATCAGACCCGCTGCACTTTTTGACCAGTTGTTGATTAATTCCGGGTTATCATTGTTTCGTCGCAATCCTGCCCGAATCGTTCGGGCATTGGGTAGGATCATCGACCCCTGTGGAGTCTTCAGTTCCAGTGCTTGCTCGCCATACTGCTCAGCCAATCCACTGAGAATGTGACGGAACATGCCACTATCACTGACATCCGTGTTATTCGACAGATATTCTTCTCGTAAACGTCCGACCTGAGCAATATCCAGTTTGTCGATACCAAATATATCCTGCACTGCCTGACGTTGTTCGGATGAACTATTGGCGCGAAATGCCGAGGTCATGGCAAAAGCGCGGTTGTTCTTCCGGGTTGCCTGAGCAATGGATGTCAGCGAATCAAAGAGTTCCGGGTTATTCTGTGCCATGATGGACAGCGTTCCCGGCTTAATTCGCATCGTATCGCGCACATGTTCAGTACGCACATTAGTCGCGTAGTCGGTGACAATCCGGGGTGTATGGAAAGTCTCCGCAAGATAGGTTCCATCATCGCGGGCTTGTACATTTCCAAGTACATTGTAGGACTGTCCCTGATGGATAAAGGTCACATTACGAAAGGCTTCGTATTCAGTTGATCCTAATGGAACATTCCGACGCGGATTTTGTGGATTGTACGTTGCCTTGCTTAATAAACGCTGAATGGCTGCCTCTGTTACCAGTGGCGTGGCTTCTTTACTGACCTGCCCATTCTGGAAATTCTGAGCAATCCAGTCCGCTGACATCCCACGCGCAGACGCCTGTTCACCGAACCATTGCCCAAAAGCTTCTGTATTATTCATATCTGCGGCAAGGGCTTTTAAAGCCAGTGCAGGCAGTTTCTTGAGATCGGGCAAGCGCATCCAGGTATCGACATGCCGATCTGTTTCCTCGTCAAAAGGCATTGCCGAACGGTGAATGTCCATCCCTTCGGCTTTTATCCATGATTTTATGGCTACGTCTTTGGTAATGGCACGCGCATCAAAGGTTGCTCGACCCGTGAACTGCCCACGATCATTGAGTTCGGGAACAATATTCTCGATCAGCGTCGAGTGATAACTTCCCATTGAAACGCCAAAGATGTCGTTATATTCACGTTTTCCACCCAGGCGGGTATAGTCACTATAACTGCCGGGCGGCTTCCCGCCAAAATAGGTTCCCGCACTTAAGGCGGTGCCATTTGCCAGCGTCAACCCACCTGTATCGGGATCATAGGTCGTCCCTCTTGGGAGTGTTACTGTACGACTGATGCGATTGGCAGCCCCTAAACCAGCCGTAAATGCTGCGCCTTCAGGGATTTCCGAGAAAAGATCAAATGCGCCACGAAGCACGACCGACTGATTCGGACCTGCCTGACCTTCAAAGTAGAAAGGCTCCGGGGATGGCTCGTAGATGTTTCTGCCAATGACGGCATCCGAAACTTTACCGGTGAAAAGTTTTGCTTCCTTCAGTTTTGAAATGAGCATTCCACCAGCATTGTTGGTGGGAATCACCGCCTCGTAATCTTTCGCCCGATATGCTGCGCCTACTCTCGCGTAGTTGACATAATCACTTCCGGTTGCGCGATTAAGCTGGTCAATCTTATCGTTATAACTATACTTTTCACCGCTCAGTTGAACGCCGTTGCGAAACAGGCGATCCAGACCGGGTTGGGCTTCGAGACGCTGCCAGGAGACGTTATCTGCTCCCTGTTTCTGTGCCAGCGTAGACAAGCCATACTGCGAAACTCGCTTGGTCTTTGGGTCTTCCCAATTTGGATTCTGGATCATGTTAATCACACGATCCACCGGCGACATCAGAGGATTGGAAGGCGAGATAGATTCATCTTTATTGAACCGAATGGTGGACAGGATCGGACGCACGCCACCCGTGTTGTTCGGGTTAGAGACATATAAGCCACCTTCGGGACCATAGAAGAGGTGGCTTTGCACGTCCTTATCGCGGATGCGCTGGTTGATGGTGATCGCCGTGAGGTTCCGCCCAAAGCCCAGATCGACATCATTCATCCCGTACTTGATGCCTTCACGATCCAGGCGATTCATCAAGTGCCGGTAGTGATCCTGATTGTCTACATCGAGGTTGGCATTGAACGCCATGTTGCGCCGAAGTCTCATGTCAGCAGACCTTTTGCTTTCTGAGAAGCCGCCCACTCTTCTCGGCGCTTCTGATTCAATAAAATTAAGTTTTTGTGCCGGGTCTCCGCGTCAGACGCAGCATTGAGTTCTTCAGTGAGCAGCCAGGGCTGGTCTTCGTAGCCGCCCTGCGCCCAGGTTAAGTGAAAACGCCGGAGTTGCAGAAGAATGTCATAGGCTTCTGGTCGCTCCGGCTCGGGTCCTTCAGGTTTTGCTCCGATCCCGTGTGGGTCGTGAGCAGTCGGCTCGTGATAACTCAGCCACTCGAAGACAGCATCACCTACTGCCTTCAAGTGGCGGTCTATTCCCCCGCGTCTGCTACCTGGCGGCTCCACTGTGGGTTGACTTCCACCACGCACTCGTGAATCCAGTCCGCGACTTCGATGTCTGTCATGGCATTCCAAGCTTTCTCGAAAGCAGCTTGGTCGCGCAGGCGTCCATTCACGAAGGTGAAATAAGACTCACCGGTGTCCTCGTCTTCGAAGTTCGCAGCCGTCAGGGTCAGGAACACTTCAAAGCGGAACAACTCGTAGTAATTGATGTCCTGCTTGATTTCCTGACCGAGCAATTCATCATTGAGTACCAGCGAGGACTCCGAAAGGAGTCCATTACGCTTGGTGATGTCGCCGATGTTGGCCTGCCGGACGGTGATGCTGGCAGGCTTATCCCCGCCAAAGTCTTTCGTAAATGTCTTCTCAACGGGCTTCTTGGACAAACGCATGGGGAATAAGTTCCTTGTCTACTTAGGCAGAATAACCAGTGACACCGTTCTGGAGCAGAATCTGGAGATACGGCGCATTGCCGGTTGCTTTGAGGATAGTCAGCGTGAATGCCTGCTGGAGCAGGGTTGCGCTTGCAAGTTCAATTGGGCCATCTGGAGCAAGCGTGGCACTGTTGCCACGAATACGTACCGCATACTTTCGTGCAGGCGAAGAACCACTAATAGTCAACGGCGTCTCGAACATGGCATCGAAGGCGAAGTTCGCGCCAACCGTCGAGAAGATCTTCGGCAGCGGATCCCAGTCGGTCAGACCGTCGCCGCCATTGAATACCTGCTGATACAGGCTGGGGTCTTCCCACTTGTAGACAAACCGCAGGGTTGCCGGACGATAGAGTGCCGTGAAGTCATCAGGGCGGGGATCGCCAATGATGCGTTCCTGATCTGGCGTAGTCAAGCCATTGTCCAGTTCAAAAACCGCACCCGTGATCGGAAATTCCGTACCCTGCATCTTCAGATAACCCTGATCGGATTGTGGCGTAGAAGTCGTGTCTTCATAGTCCACATCCCAGACCCAGGTGGGGTTCTCTTCCTGATCCACATCACGGGCCACCATCGTGATTCGCGCCATCAGCTTGCCCTTCTGCGGGATAGTAATACGCGCATTGGCAACTTTGGCATCGAAGAAGGTCTGCCCATAGCGATCTGCGGCTACTTTGCCAGGGATCAGGCGTCGGAAGGACATCCAGGGCTGATCTGCCTTGTCGCTTGGGTTGTAACTGAAAATGTGAGTATTGACGTTCGTCGCAGACACGCCATCGGTGTCCTTGCCTGTGACCGATGAGGCGTTGCCCATCAAGCCCCAGAGCAGTGCGCCGAAGGAGTTCTGAAGACGCGGGATCAGGTCGGCCTGACCTGCACCGAAATAGCCGTCCTTATACGCGCCTTTCGGCACAATGTCCGGCGAAACTTCGGGTGGAAGCACCTGGTCGCCCTGAATAATATCCATACGGACCGTGAGCGGGTCCATACGATACCACTTGTAACCGGAACCGGTATAGGTTCCAGTTCGACCGACTTTAGAAGGCTGAATGGCGAATCCAAAGTCGCCTAGCTGCGCAGAAACAGACATGATAAAAACCTTTACTAAGTATTAAGCGGGGATGGGTTTGCGGAGAATGCTTTCGTAGGCGTTGCGCCAGAGGGTTGCGGTCTTGGAGATGTCGTGGTGCTTCTGCACCCATTCATGACCGTTGAATTGAAGCTGATGCCGCAGGCGCTCATCATAGATCATGCGATCCAGAGCTTCCTGCCAGGCGCTCGGCGTATGCTCAACGAGCAATCCGGTTTTTTCAGGCTTTATGGCAAGTCGATAGACCGGATGATCAGTGGCAATACAGGCGGCTCCTGCGGGACGCTTGTCAATGAAGCGTCGGGCAGCTTGTCCTTCAAGGACTTTTATCGGGGATTTACTAAGATTGAAAACTTCGTGATTGAGTGGAGCGAGGATAATGTCGCAAGTCTGGATGACTTGCGCATATCTATTATACTGCAAACCTGGAATATAGGAAGTATTTGGTAAATCCTGAAGATACTCTGGGTGATAGCCCATGAGCACCAGATGCACACCATTATCCTGAACGACTTTCGGCAGCACATCTTTGAGCACTTCCCAATCGCGTTCGTGTGTGGGAGAGCCGGTCAAACCAATCGTGATCTTGTCGGCATAACGGAACGTTCCGGCAAAAGGCTCCAGCCAGGTTTCTGGGGCAAACATATTCGGCAGCACGTAGGCGGGCTTGCCGGTTCTGGCTTTCATCAGGTCGCCGAGGGCTTTGGTCGTAACCGTGATAGCATCGCAGAGCTTGGCAACACTCACTGCATCACCGTTAATGACCTGACGTTCCTGATTGGTCAGATCATCATCCACTTCGTAGATCAGGCGCTTACCCAGATGATGCAAAAGATCAGTGATTTCACGGTAGTTATCCAATCCTGTTTCATCTTTGACGTAGTTTCGGGGAAACACAAAGATGTCATACTGATCGGCAAACTGCTTGGCGGCAATGGGTCCTCGGGTCATGATGTCCGTCCAGAGGGTTTCACCAAATACCCAGTCCGCTTTCCAGTCAGGGTGTTTCTTCTGAAGATGATAGTAGGGCATGGTGGTGCGGTAAATCTCACAGCCTCCCGGTGTGCGTTCCTTGCCGGGAAAGATCGCAATCACATTAGGCATTGGCGCGGATACTCGTCAGAAATTCGACAAAGAGGTAGCAATTCCAGATGAACGTGCCTTCACCGCCGCCTTCGGAGGTGTAGCCTTTGCGTACCTGAATCATGTGCGCCTGCTCTCCAAAACTGTCTTTTTCAGTAGGAATGTCCATGCTGGTGAGGGCTTTTTTGGCACGTGAGTAAATGATCAAAGCTTTTCGTCGTGGAGGTTCGCGTTGGTCTTCGCCATCAAAGAAGAGTTCCAGTTCAATCTCAAAGCGACGGAACCAGTATTCAACACCGCCAATTTCGTAGGTGGGCGCATCGATGCCGTGTTGCTCGACATAGAGTTCATCCTGCCAGTCCACGCCGCCTTCGTGGATCAGAATGTTGATGCCAGCATCGGTGGGGTCTTCCTGAAGGTTGCCCGGACGCACCAGACCGGCTTTGGTCTCATCGTTGGATTCGCCCACCAGCACTTCATTCAGGCGCTCATCCATTGCATCGATGAGGATGTTGAGGACGCTCTCATCCTGGTACGCCATTACTGCTCCCGGAAATAGTTCTCACGCTCTTGTCTCGGCGCTTTGCAGAGTTCATCTTCGTAGAGTTGGAAGAACCAGGCGGATTGATCCTGCACCACGTTATCGGTGGGCTTGCCGGTATCCGGTCGGCGTCCGAACTGACGAATGTTGGCGGATTTCCAGCCCTTCGAGGAAAGCGCATGAGCGGCACAGCGATAGAGCAGGGCCGTGATTGCCCATTGAGGACAGAGAAGCTCGTCACTATCCTGAGTGGGATGCGGATAGTAAGCGAAGTAGTACACCGTGATGGCACTGTCGAGTTCCGGCGTTTGAACCAGGTTGATCTGGTTCTGGGGCATCAAATAGTAGCCATTAGTAGCACGGGCACGCTGGTTGTAGCGCACCGGATTGAGGTACTCCAGTGTGGTGCCGTTATCGACGTACACCGCCCCCGATTTATCAATCGGTTCAAAAGCATTGCCGGGAACAAAATAGATCGAGGTTTCGCCATCGGCCGTGAAGCCGGTTGCCGAAGCCAGCGCAGTATGCCCGCAGAAGGTATCCAACGACCAGCCAATGAAGTCGAGGAGATGTTCGTCTTGCCATTTGGCTTCTGTAACATCTGCCAGCAGGCGACGAAGCTGATCTTTGAAGTTGCCCCAGGTGATTGCCATCGACGGAACGTTCCGTAAGAAGAAAAGGGTGAGCTTCGGCTCACCCTGGAAGAAGAGAGACTAGCGAACGAACACACCACCCTTTAGCTTGTTCGAGCCTCCTAAAAAGGCAACTTCGAAGGATGCAGGGTCGTATGGCTGGAACTTCATCCACATATCGTAGGTAATACGATAGATGGATTCGAAGTCATCAATGGCAGGTGGCATATAGAAACGTGGCGCTTGTGCCACACCTGCCACCACGCCTTGCGAGAAGCGGTTGTTCAGGAAGAGTGCAGTATGAATGTTCGCGCCCTTCGTGACATAGCCGTAGACCGTACTGCCGAGGTCAGTCTCCAGACCTTTTCCGTCCAGTCCAACGCGGGTGTAGGGTGCCTTGAAAACCAGATGGGTGCTATCTGGAATCGCAAAGATTTCCAGATCTTCACGCATCGGATCTTCATAGTTCACGCCGTTCAGCACGCCACGCGGGTTGGTGCCGTCGTGACGCAGCTTATGGAGCGTGACTTTATCACCAACCACAAAACCTGTCGTACTCGTAACGGTCACACTATGGGTTGCGCCCGGCTGACCAACATAGAAGGTATCATCGACGGCATACAGATCGGGGTCGGCAGCGCCATCACCGGGCTGCACGGCTGCCTTAATCGCTGTCTGGGTCGTCACTGTACCGCAGTTCCATAGTTCGGCAAGCTGCGTACCGACGAAGCGAATCCCGCGATAGCTGCCGATTTCACCTGGATGGGCAAACAGAAGCTGGGGAGCAGCATACTCGGCGATGTTGACGAACTTGTTGGCTGCACGCGCGTTGGTGTCTACTTCACGTTTCAAGTCATAAATCGCACCTGGAGTCGTGATGCAGTAGATCTCGTCGGGCAGATTATCGACTGGCAGATCCGTCCAGATGCGCTTGCGGTCCATCATGCCCAGCCAGATCGCATCGACCAAATCGGTCGTCAGGCGGTCGGTTGAAGTGTTGATACCACCGAAGCCGGTCGCGGAGCCTAGTCCAAACATGGCATAGAAGTTACGCAGATAGGCATACTGTGCAAGTAAATCGACGTGATCAATCACAACCTGTCCCATTTGGCGGTTGATGATCGCACGCAGATCCGGGCTGCCACCCTCAGTCCAGTAATTGAACATCTGGCTTTCACGGTGCAGCGACATACCGTTGCCCTGACGCTCAACCGTTACCTTGCGCTGGAATGAATCGCCGTACAGACGGCTGGCATTCATCTCGCGGTTCGGCAGTGCGCCAACATAAGGGTGGGGCGGAATGAGATCATTGAAGATGATGGTGCGGCTCTGCTTAGCTGCCAGATCCACCTTCATCGTTACATGACGAGAATAGATCGAAGTACGGGTATAACGTTCGCGGAGAACGCCATCGTACCAGGTGCGCTCATTGAGGGTGATCCCGTCCCAGGGATCGAGAGCGTAAGTGTCGTTCACATTGTAAGACATGAGAGGGTACTCCAAAACGGGGATTTAAGTACGAGGAAGAGAATTTCTTACGCTCGTGCGCGAACTTTCTGAGTGTCAGTTGCGCCGAGTGCTTGTGATTCGAGCTTCGCCAACTCGATGTACTCTTTTGATTTAGGACCATAGAGCCGATAGGCTTCCACTTTTTTGTCCTGAATCTCATAAAGCGTCAAAGTCGGTTGACCGTCGCCGCTCGGTGCAGGGGGTGTACTACCGGAAGGATCCTGCTGCGCCCGCTGGATCCCCAGCGAGTCGAATTCGGTCTTCCAGTCCGTGAGGAACGTGCGGAGTTCATCACCCTGCTTGTTGCCTGGGTCAATCATGCCTTTGGCGACATACTTCACCAGATCCGGGAACTCAGTGGCGACCAACTTGAGAGACTCATATGCGCCAGTGGTTTTCGCAAGCGTGCCATTCGCCTGCTCCAGTTGCTGTTTGGTTGTCGTAAGAGACTGCGTGACACCAGAATTTTCCTGCTTGAACGTCTCAAATTCGACGCTCAGACTGGTCAGTTCGTCGCGGGCTGTATCGCGCTCTTTCTTCAGATTGCTAATGAAACCTTCTTTCCCATCGAGCGTGCGCTTCAGCTTTCTGTATTCCGCTTCCCAATCGGTCGTACTCGTGCTGCTCGGAGTCGCTGGAGCCGGAGTAGGCTCAGTCGGCTGCGTCACCACAGTTTCATCTTCGGGCATTGCTCAACTTATCCTTTAATAAATGACCAGCGGCGGGATTGCTCGGTGGTCGCTAATTGTTATCAATCGCATCGCTGTTTTCAGCGAAACGGTTTGAATTGAGGGGAGTGGTCTTGCCAGGTTCCTGAGCCGGTGTCTTCAGAGATGACAGGAAAGCAGCCCATTCGCGGATTTCCTCGAGTTCAGCTTCCTTGTCTTCGATGTCCCCAAACTTGTCCAGCGCGGTTGCCGGACTCATCCCGAACTGTCCGACACGAGCCAGAATTTCGTTGACTTCACTGGCGCGGTCACGAGGGATCTGCGGGAACCAATCCTGAGAAATACTCAGTTGGGTCATGAAGTTATCCTTCACCTGCTGAAGCTCAGGGATGTATTTACTCCAGAGCCGCTTGGTATGGATGATGGTCAGGATGCCTTTGGCAATCAGGTTCAGTCCGGTTTCCCAGAAGGAACGTTCCGCTTTGGCGTGCGCAGTGGCAGGCCAGAAACGGATGTCCAGCGTCACGCCGGAACGCTGGGAACCTTCATCTTCGCCTTCAGCAACCGCTGGGAGAAATGCAGTGCGGCGAATCTGGTTGTAAATCTGCTGCGGATGATTGGTGAGACCCGGCGCTAGCTGCGGGGGATCAATGGCAAAGGCATCTGGAGGGTGGTTATTCGAGGGATTCTGCATCCCCAGATTGACGGCTTCTTTGCTATTGGGAAGCTCAACTTTGGTGCGCTGCGAAGAGTTGCGAATGTAGATGTCGCGGTCGATATTATCAGCAATCGCATCGCCGAGGTTCGCCATCGAGTAGTTGTATTCCTGGATCAGACCGACCAGATCCGGGACATGGCTGCTGCCGAAAAATCCACCTTCGCGCAGGTGCGGGATGTAGTAGAACGGCACAATCCCAAAGGGGTTCTCAACATCTTTGTAGGTTACGGATCGTCCATCAGCGACAAGAGTTACGGGTGTGCCGTCGATGAAGATCGAATACTTCTTGCGCGTCCAGTGTTCTACATAAGTGCAGAACACAGCAGTCGTTTCGATGCCATACTGATTCTTGGCTTGAGCCGCTTCAATCCGGCAGACGATGTAGGCTTCGGAGAGATTCCAGTAATCGCCGTTCTCCCAGATCGGCAGGAACATGTCGGCTTTCCAGCTTCGCAGCACCACTGGCACGAGTAAATCCTTGCGCCAGGGCTGAAAACTGAGTTGGTAGACATGACCGCCGAGAAACTGGGTAAGTTCGCCGCCTTCCTGCTGGATCGCTCGACCGTTGGATTGGAACCAGACCTCATTCACAATCGCTTCGCAGAGCTTGGCAAACTTCTTTTGCTCATCGGTTGCAGCTTCGCCGGTCAGACCGTTGCGTGCCGTGATCGAGGTTTCGACCAACGGACGGGGACCGTCCGGGGCTTCGCCAAACAGGACACTGGCGTGCTTACGGACAATATCGCGGAGGGTGTTAATGCGCAGGGGGAACTTATACAGCGTTTCCCCATTGGCTCCCTGCTTGGTCTGGTTGATGTAATCCCCATTGAACCAAGCCCAGTATGCATAGTAGAGTGCAGCCTGATCCTGCCATTGAGCCAGTGGAAAAGCAGGGGGAAGCGTGTCCTCTGTCAGCGCATAAATCGAAGCGACTGTAGGCGTAGACTCGAAACGATTGCCCGTCAGCGAGTTTAGCGACCCCAGCGGATTCACCGGAACCGGATTGGAGAATTCGTTCTGCGCCATAAAAAGGAGATATAACTTTGAGGGATACTGCGAGGAAAAACTCGTCTGATGAGCAGGATTCGAACCTGCGAATGCAACTGTATCCTGCTGTTGCGAACAGCATCACAGCGCCCCAGAGATAGCGCATCTCTATCTCATTGCCTTCAACCGCTCAGCCATCATCAGACTTTCGTCGCTGTCATGACGACGATTCCATGCACAGAGACATGGCAGCACCTAGTTCCTCGATGAGAACAGCCGCCATACGGACGGTTTTCGGTGTTTAGCCCAGTCGGGCTAAGGCACTCTCGAAAGGATTCGAACCTCTGACTTCCGATTTTGGAGATCGGTGCTCTACCAACTGAGCTACGAAAGTGTATTAGAGTGCAAACGCAGGGACTTCGCCGGAGTCCTCAAACACAAAGGTGAAAAAGGGATTGGCGATCATGGTGTGGAACTTTACCACCTGGGTTTTCGGCTTCTGGCAGTCACATGTGCTCACAAACGGCGCATGAACGGTCTTACAGCCGGGACAGAGCCAACCTTTTGGGAAAAAATCCGCGCAGTTGTCGAAGGTTGGATCAAAGGGCATGTGGTGAATGCCTTTAGTTGAGGTGTTACATTAAGAGGATGACTTAATCGTAATGCCTTATTTTGAATTGTCAAGAGGGATTAGGGCAAAATCGATCCTAATCCCTCACGGAACGTTCCGTCATTGACTGTCTGCGGGCGTAAAATCCACGTAGTATTCTTGCCCAGGCATAAATTGACTGCCCAATAAATCAAGGTGCGGGGCAATTTCCAGACAAACCACATCCATGCCTTATCCTGCCATGAAATGAGATTCATTCGAAGTCCAACTGTGTAATAGCGATACCGACTATGCAGCCGACGCCAAAACTGGTTGATGTTACTGCTTCTGAAAAATCTGACATATCTACTCCTCCAAACTATCGAGTATCTGATGAATCCAGGCGATTTTGCGTAAGTGTAATTCTGTCTCGGAAGCGTAATCCGCCAGCACAATACGCAACGAGTGTGCGTCCGCCACTAAAAGGAATCTCCCAGGCGATAATTGGAAAACCGCGAGAACCGACACATCGGGGAAACAGGCGTCGAAGACTTCGGAGAAGATGTGCCATAGGTCCTCAATCGTGCAATTCGTAAGTAACATAGCGATGAAGTGTCTTATACGAATTTGGCTCAACTGAATCTAACTGATGTTCTAAATCACCCAGATCGCAGTGAAAAGTCACAGACTTCAATTTCCCAGACCAAAAGTGGTCAAGAATTTCTTCTCGTAACTCCGCTTCAATAAATTCGAGTGCATTCCGAAGCTGGATAAAGTTCATCTAATATCTCGGTCGCCAGGGGTAACGTTCTCCGCCTTCGTAGCCATCTTCACGCTTCTGCGCCGTTGCGGTTCGCCGCCCTGCCCATTCCGCAACATCACTGAGCCGGTTGATGATCGCCCAGCAGTTGAAGTACAGCCCGCGATAGAAATTCTGTTTCAGGTCAAAAATAAGTCCTGCGATTCGTTGTTTCATTCTTCAATCCACCCTATGAACGTAATATCGCTTTTATCCTGAACTTCTTCATCCCACATTGCTGTAAAATCGAGATAAGCTCTTAAATTTGGACGATCTTCGTGGAACAGAATGGCGCAAAATCCATTCGAGAATTCAACACCCTCGCCATAGACTTCTTCGCCTTTGAGGAGCGTAAAAGGTCTTGACCAGAATTCGTTCCAATTCATCGTGCGTGTACTCCTGCTCGGCTATGAAAGCCATAACGTTCTTCTTGCTGAGTGGGTTTCTTCTCTTGATCATCGGTAAAACCCGAGAACATGAAATCAATCTGTCCGGCGATAATGAGCAGCGCCATCACCAAATCCTGACGCAGCTTGTCATCCGGCAACTTGTAATTGGATAACTGTGAAAAAACCAACGGAATATCCGGGATCTGAAGTTTGCCCTGACTCATCAAAGTCTTCAGCGCATTCAGGTAGGTCGCTTTGGTCGCAATATTCAGCTTCACCGGCCAGGGATTGAGATCAGTTAAACCATGCAACTCACGCTCATAGCCCGACTGCCAGGCAGTCGCATCAAAGGCGCAGCGATTCTGACACTTATAAGTCGCCGCAAATTCCAGAAACTTCGCAATCCAGGGTTCGGGAGAATTGTTCCCATCTGGCCAGGCAAAGGCGGTTAGATGCGCGGGAATATGCGGGTAATCCGTGATGTCAAAGACAAATAATGCAGGCGAGTTTCGATAGGGGGGATTACTGTAGCCGGGATCAGCCGCCAGGATGTACAGATGATCCTCTTCAGGTGGCATTGCCCATTCAACCACCTGTGCCTTTTCCTTCTTTTTGAGCACATAACCCGGTAGTTGCGCCTCACGCCCTGTCTGCATCTTGTCATCGAGCATTTTAGAGCGGCATCTTTCGAGGCTTTTCTTCGGAAAATGCTCACCGCTGCCCAGCGGACGCGCGCCCTTGAGCGCACGATCCTTATGCTCCGGGTCTTTGGGCATTCGCTTTTCGATGTCGATCAACTGCTTTGGTGTGATGTAGATATTGTCGAAGGTTTCTGGTTGAAGAAAAAAGTAGCCTTTTGGATCTGTCAGAGCTTCGTCGGCAAGATCCCATAGCTGAGGATTTCCAGACTCTTCAGAATTGGCGACAAACTCCATCAATCCCAGGCGCGGGCGTCCACCCACCTGCCCACGCAAGCGGGAACCCAGATACTCCATCACCTGATCCAGATTGTTAAACTGCTCAGCTTGCTCGATGTGGAAGGCATCCCCCTGAAGGTTTTTGATCCTTGCCGGGTCCTGCTCAATCGACAGGAATTCCATTGTCGATTCAATACACTGACTATTCTTCACGGTGAGCTTGTAGGTAGGTTTCGTAACCCAGCCGGTGTCGTTGCTGGAGCGAAGCAGGAATCGCTTTTCGTATTCCGTACCCGTGAGCAGGTTCTTCGCATCAATGAATACCTGCTGTGCCTGACGTGAGTATTCCGCAACCACATAGCAGGTGTACTGGCGAAGAGTTGCCATACGAATCAAATTGGCAACCAATGTGCCAGATGTCTTCGCGCTCCCATAGCCACCAATAATTATTTTTGTCGTTTGCTTGGCATTCCAATACTGCAATTGCCAGGGCAGAAAGATAAACCCATGATGATCATGAAATGCCGGATACTCAAAGTCCAATTCGTAATGGACGATGTACTCACGATTTCGGTGCTCGAAAATATCGGGCTTACCAAGTGATCGCCACTTGTTATTGAGGATGTCGTAGCCGCGTACCCACTTGTCAATGACTTCCTGAATTTCTGGAACACTGGAGTGTTCTTCGACCGGTCGCCACCAGGTTCCGGTTGCGTCCCCGCGTATATAGTAATCCGTGAAGTAGTTCGGCGATTCAGGGATCTTTGCAAAGATCGCCTTGTCGCCTTCTGTTAAACGGTATAAGGATTTCGCCATTATTTAAGCTTGATCTGAAGGGGCACAGAGGGCGATGCAATAAGCGGGTTTTTATTAATAGTTATCGTGCCAGATACTTCTGTAGCTGTTACCCATTGGGCACGAATTCGCGGAATAGTCCGTACCCAATAGGGTCCATACTGCGATTCATGGCGTACAAAATCATCGGGGAGGCAGCCTGCTAAGGCACAGGCATAAAAATCGTCCCCCGGCAGAATGTATTCGTGGGTACCTACCTGACAGGCGTCAAGCTTAACACGAATTTCCTGCGGAGGACGAAATAACCCCATCAGATCAAGGGCATGAGGAATATACAGGAATTCACGCCCGTAGCTGTTTCTGCGCACAACAATCTGTGATGGAGGGTAGCTTGTGCCGCAGCCGCATTCGCAGTGAACCCGTCGCATATTGGATGTATTCTCCTTCGACAGGGGTGGTGTCCCTGTTTAGAACATTTGGCTCAATTATATAACAAGTCTTTATGGAAAATCAAGCGATCTGTAATGCACCTCGCAAATCCCTTCCTAAGTCTCTTGCAATGTCTACATCATAGTCCTCACTGGATTCACAAACCCTTAAGATTAAGTGGAAGCGGTAATACGTAGTTTGTTCGTAGGTTTTTGATCGATTCATCGAAGGTTACAACAAGCGGAGACAGGGGATGCCACGCCACATGGTTAAAAACCCCTGTCTCCTGAGTCACTCATCGGAGCAGAGTACGTTGCGGACGGTTGTCTGCTCCACTGCTGATCCTAGCGAAGATGTGGTCATTCTGCAACCCCTTTTGTTTTTGACCCTTCCGAGGGAGAAGCACCTAGTGAAGAAAGAGGTTCGAGGCAAAAGTGAGCTAGGGGGCCTCCTCTATCTTCGCTGCGTGTGCAGCAACCGACGAACACCGGATTGTGCTCGAATTTCGCCGCGAGGCGGGAAAGGGTGGTCACATCGTGACTAACTCAGCAACAAACGTGACGCGAGAACTGCGTCAATCGGCTTCAGTATTCATGCGCCAAGATCTTGTTCGGGCAGGGCTTTCAGTGTCCGAATTCAAGAATATGTTTCATGACAGCGAAAAGTTTGTCATGGAATTGGGTGGCAACGAGGCGGGTCATCGCGCATTTGTTGACCTCGGTGTAGCTCGTTGGAGATTTCACACGAACGGCAGGGCAGAGCGATGCACACGCTCTGTTTATGACGTAAGCAGTGTGATTATATCGACCTGGCATACAATGCTCTTTGACTGCAAAGGGGAAATGTATGACCACTCTACTGAAGTCAGTGTCACAGAAACTGTGACTGATGATTTTGGCGACGACTGGGATAAGGTCCAATTAATTATCCTGGTCGAAGATGGTGAAATCCATCATTACTAACCACAGTCCTAGTAGGACATAGTGGGGGTGCAATTCCCCCACTGTGGTTTTGGCGTCTCTATTTCAGAGATCCATTAGGAAAGGAGAATAAAGTGCATCATCTTTGGTGCGCGATAGTAGTTTGTCCGCATCCAGACTCTCTCCGCAGGAATATGTTGACCGCGAGAGTACGGCGTACCGTCGAGCAACAATAAACCAGTACACAACCTCATAACTCCATCAGTGAAACACGTCCTCTGAGGCGTGTTTTTGATCTGGAGCCTGCATGTCCTCTTTATTCGGTGGGTCCTACACAAGGAGCAGTTGAAATGGGTCTGTTGAGCATGGTACGGGGCAACAAAGCGGCAAAGTCGGTCAAGCCATTCATTGATACGCAGGATGTTCGGGTCGATGAGGCGATTGCCTTGATGGTTCGTACAGGCTGCTCGATGGATGACGCCTGCACGCAGATGGAAATTCTGGTGCTGCGTCAGGGCGATCTGGTGCGCCTCAAGGCAGTCGAGCATGAAATGCAATTTGGCTGGATGTATCAGGACTAAGGAGCATACACATGGAATGGTTTATCGCAGGCATGGCAACCATCCTCATCGTATTCGTGGTCATCAACGTCATCGTGGGCAAGCGTCATTCGGACGAAGAGTTTGTCGGTCAGGCAGCCACACAGCCCCTGCTCACCACTGAGGATATGGTGCTGCTGAAGGCTGCTCAGCAGAAGTTCGTGATTAGCTCGGTCTCCGTGAATGGCATCACCAAGCACTATGTCGCAGATGCTGCTACTGAGAAACGGTTGTTTGTCATCGATGCGGACACGCTTGAAATCACCCCGATTGTTCGTCTTGCAGCAAAGAAGTCTAGCTAAGTGGGTTCTGCCTGCACCATGCAGGCTATATGAAGGAGAGTATCAACAATGAACGCAAACAGGATTCAACGCACGAGCAAGTTCGAAGTGCAGTCGTTTGATGGTGGGTATGCTGTGTTCCTGGCAACCTATGAGTATCACCCTCGCACGGGTCGCACTGAGAACATCCTCAACCGGAAGGTGACAAAGGTCTATGGGCATGAGATGGCTGCTCAGCGTCACCTGGAGCGTATTCAGGACAGTGAAGTGTTCAAGAACTTCCGCAACCGTCAGTAGGTAAGCATATACCCAACAATGGGCGATGGATAAGCATCGCCCTATATACATGTCCATAGAGCATCCCCTATAGAAAGGTCGCTACATACATCATGTTCACTGAAGCACAGATCCAGTTTATGAAGCGTATGGCAGAAGTCCGTGCTGTCAATCAGGCGAATCTTCCCTGTGGGGCCTGGGAAGAGGACTTTATATCCAACTTGTGCTGGAAGGAGTTGGCAGAAGAAGTACGGTTCGGTCGGACGCTTCGGCGTATTCGCATGGTTGTTTCACAGCCTCTTGATCTACTCGCGTTTACCACACTCTAAGAAGGAGAAATCTAATGGCTAATCGTCGTACTGGCAAGAACACCCTGTTTGGCATGAACGGTAACACCCCTGCGCCGGTTATCAATGAGGAGAATGTGAATATGGAAGCAGTTATCACCGAAACCCCCGTGACCGAAGTTGCGCCTGTCAACCCGTCGATCCGTACCTGGGCGGAACGTTCCGCGCTTCCGGCTCGGCTGAGCTACACCCAAGAACAGATTGACGCCATGAGCGTGCGTGCTCATTTCGAAGAACTGCTGACGCTGGGCATGATCGGGCTGACCCGCACCACCCAGGGCAGCCGCAAAGCGGGGGTACCAGTGGTGTACCAGAACAACATCCAGATGGATCAGATTGCCCGTGCGCTGGCTTATCATAGCGAAGGCATTCATCGTGCCTTTGCTGCGGAACTGAGTGCAGATGTGCGTATCCTCAACCTGCTGGACCTGGAAGGCGATCAGGATCGGGCAGTGGTCGGTCGTCGCAACGAGATCGACAAGCAGGTGTACTACACCGCGCACTATGCCAGCAAGCAGTTCAATGACTTCGGGCAGTTGATCGGTCTCACCACCGGCAACGCGCATCCGGTGAACGTGGCGATTGAGAAGCGCACTAATGACTGGAATGAATATACAGACAAGTTCAATGCCGCATTAAAAGCGGTTGCGCGTGGTGAAGCATCTGACGACCAGAAGCAATTGGTCTCCAAGCGCGATTTCACCGGACTGAACGAGAATCAGATTGTTCAGTATCATCGACTGACCCACATCAATGTCAACAGCATCGTCAACAAGTACCAGTTGGAAGCCTGGCTGCTGCTGGGGCGTACCCTGCCTGCCTTCGAGATCTTCACTCGTGCGAAGGATGCAGAAGGCGTGCAGAAGTTCCTTGATCTGGTGATCACCAAGATGGACAAAGCCTATCGCAGTGAGTTAGCCAAGTTATCCGGTCTCGTGACCTTCGGGAAGGTGGATGATGCAGAGTAACGAGGGTCTGTTCTCGGCAGTGCCTGCGGATCTCGCCGCATTGCTGCCAGTGTACTCACCGAAGGGAGCCACCAATGTGGTGGCTCCACCTCCCAAGCCCGTGTCCAAGCCTGCACCCGTGGTCATCCCAAACAACTGGGAACGCTTCTATACACCGGTCAATGATCCCAGTTGTGGTGGCGAAGAGTCGATCTGGCATGTGGCTTCATTTTTGTTCGGCGGTAAAGCAACGGAGATGACCTATCTATTGAAGACTGGCTTCAAGTTTCCCGTGTTTCACCAATACATCCCGATGATCCTGGAGCAGATCAAGGTGGTGGGCAATGCCAAATTCGGGCAGAAGTTCATCCTTGAATTCGGGGATTAGCCACCATGCTTCCGACCCCTGTACCCCTTGTACGCAACAGGACTTTGACCGCTGAAGGACTATGACCGTGCCAGGACGAGGAACCGTCCCGGTCTGCGAAACCTGCATGGTTCTCCACAGCAATTCGTAGTATAATAGGTACATCGTCTGCACCACACAGACCTTGAAGGAGAATACACGATGCTCGAACGCATTATCTTTTGGTCATGGGGATTCCTCACCGTCTCTTTTCAGCGGACTAACGAAAAACCTCGCTACTACGAAGCATCTGAGAAGCGCCTTGCCCAGATCCACGACATGCTTCAGGTTAATGGATGGGTACTGGATACCCATGCGCCTTTCTATGTCATTGGCGCAGAAGTCTGGATCAACTCAAAACTCAATGCCTAACCATGCGCGGAACGTTCCGCAGTCCTGTAACCTCGGTAACACCTCACGGGAAGAAATGTGTATTTAGGGGGGGGGTTAGACCATAGGATGAGGGAAGAAATGTAACGGAGGTAACATGCTTTTAGGGCCAAGACCCAAGAAACAACCCATTGTTGAAGAGCTCTGGAAGTCAATCTCGGAGTTCCCGGACTATGAAATATCGAATAAAGGGAGAGTTCGCAGGATCCAGAAAGCTGTGTATCTCTCGGTTGATGATACGGTGGTACTCACACAGAACGGCAAAAAGCATCATCGCTCGATCAAGAAACTCATAGAACTCGCATTTCAAACACCCTGACCACCACTCAGGCAGAAGGAGAAATACCCCCATGTTCACCATCACCGAGAATATCCTCAATCTGTATGCCCTGCTCTACGATGAACAGATGGATCTCAGTACCCGTCTGGATGCCCTCCAGGTGGTGATTTCCGCCACCCATGCCTTCATTGAAGTGCTGCGTAACGTGCAGACGCTTTACCCGGAAGATCATCCGCTGTATCAGGCTGCTTCTCGTGCCTATGCCCAGATTGAAACCGCGTTGATGGACCGGTAGGCGGGGAGGGAGAAGGAAGAGAGACTAATCATCCGTTCTCTAATTTGGAGGATAAATCTATGGAAATCACACATGGCACGCCCACAAAAGCAGTGGGCATGGACAAACGGTATCCGATCTATCTGGATGGCGTAGAGATCGGATACTACTATTCCGATGGGAGATGCTGGGGGCATCACAGCAACAGCCATTTCACGGAAAACGAACTTGGCAAGAGTTTGAAGATTCCGTATCGGTATCGGGATGAGCATTTGTATGACTTGGTTCAACGCTTGAGCAGGTTCTTTAACACAGAGAACTAATCCCCCGTTCGTCTTGATCTGGATAAACAAGGAGTAGTAGAATGCATGATGTGATCATGATTTACGAAGGGACATTCGGCGAAAATCGCGTGATTGTCTACCGCGATTGTACGATGCCTAAGATGTTTGTGATCTCAACCAATCGTCGTCGCTGGCTGCGCAAGATTATGTTCAAGATGGGTTTCTACGAAGACCATCAAGGCAAAAACGTCATTTACTGGCGCTGGGAAAGGTAAAAGAAACAATGGAAATCAACGATCAGGTCAATCAGATTTTCTACTATCCCATGCCTCAAGTCGCAGAGTTCTATGGTCCTAATGGGCTGTATCAAGCCGGATTCTGCCCTCATGCCCAATGGCTCTTGGTCGAAACTATTTTGACTGACCAAGAGTGGAAAAGCAGCTACCTGGAACATAAACAGGTACTGGTGTTTACCAAACTACGCCCGGAACGTTCCGAGTAGATAAGGAGAATAAACCTATGAACTTCGAAGATTGGTGAGCACAGAAGAAAAGCATCGAAGCAACTGTTGAAGCGATGGATAATGCCACGCTTATTTCAAAGTGGGAATATCTCGATGAAGAAGGGTTCACAGAGCAATATTATGACTGGTCTGAGGCACTGTTCATCGAGCTAAAATCACGCCGGTTGTATCCTGATGCAGTGCAGCGTAAACGACTCCATCGGTATGAGATTCGAGAAGATGCAGACATGTATGCCTTCTGGATCTATCCAACCTACGGTGAACATGAAGGCTATGTGAACTTTTCACCTGATCCTGATCGTTATGACCTGCACTGGATTTCCCGCGAGAAAGTTGAAGCGCACAAGCACTGGCTTCAGACCTCTTTATTCCCGGACGATACATTTGAATTTATCGAGGTGACACTGACCGAAGAAGCCTAACCTGACATCCACCACATGCCTATTCAATGAAGGAGAAAAACCTGATGCAGCGCCTGATTAATCGTATCGTCGACAAGTATCTCGAAGACATTGAGTATGAAGGGTTCTTCGCCGCCACTATTCGTTGGTCCATGCTTGGCGTTATGCTCATTGGCTTAGTCATTCTCATGGTGCAGGCACTTTTAGGAGGTTCATGACGGAACGTTCCGTAAAATCCGAGAAACGATAGCAATTTGTATTCCAGAGTCTTGCAGTTCTCGAACAAGTAATAGACATCCTGCACCACACAGGAGAGAAGGAGAGGCCCAATGCGCCAGTTCCATTTAAATGCATTACTCAGTATTACCACTGGATTTCTTTGCCCTGTTCCTGGGACTGAATATCCGATTGATTGCGTCTATGACATCCTGAACTTCATGACAAGTGACGACCTCTATACCCATGCCCTGCCGCGTGTAAGTCAGGAATGTAAGCCATATCTTCTTGAGGCACATCCGTTCTTGGACGAAATCAGCCTAGAAGATCTTCGCGGTGTTAAGGACTGGTCAAAATGGGAAACTCGCCTGCAAGCATTGGCTATGCAGTATGGCGAATGGCATGAAGTGCGTCCGATTCACTTTGAGGATCACGAAGTAATTGATCCGATTGAGGAACTACAGCGGATGAAGCCAGATGCACAAGTAATAGTTATTGATCTCACAGAAGATGATGAGATCAACCCAACAGGCGATATTAGCTGAAAGACAAACCCATGAAATATTTCAACTACGTCACCCAAACCTGGGATGAAATCGCTGATGTGAAAGCCTTGACCGACGAGCAGGCCCGTCAGTATGTGCCCCAGCAGGATAATTTCCAGAACCGCTACCTGAATCACCGGCTGGTGGGTGATTCCGTCGCGGCTGCGTTGAGCTATACCCTCAGTGCCGTGCTTCAGCAGAGATAAGGAGTAATTATGCCAGAGCTATCACAGGAATACTTGTTTTACATGATTGGCTATGATGATGGTCTTTCTGGAGCAGTGATGGTTGATGCTCACCAGCTTGGATTGGGTCGCACACTAACAGTCGATGACCAGTCAGAAAACGACCGTATCTACGGCATCTACAAAAGCGGCTATGAGAAAGGACGCCATGAACTTTTAGTTGCAGCACGTATTGTTCGTATCAGGCTTGGGTCTGATGAGGAGTTTTTGAAGTGGCTCAATCAGTAGTTTTCGTTCGCAGCACTACCAACACCATTCGCTAACCAAGAAGGAGAGTAACCACAATGGCTAACAACAATCACGAAGTCGCAATCCGTAATCTGAACCTGTTCGTTTTCGATGGCAATCTGGGCAAGATCAAAGACCTGACCTATATGCAGAACGGGAATGCTGTGCTCAATTTCTCGGTCTGCAACAATCAGGACTACACCAAAGAAGATGGCACGGTCGTCAAGCAGCCGGTGTGGTTCAACTGTGCGGTCTACGGCACTCGCGCCGAAGGGCTGGACAAGATTCTTCGCCGCTGGAAGTCTGTCACAGTGGTTGCCAAAGTCATGGGATCGCGCTGCTATACCACCAATAATGGCGATAACGCCAGCGATGTGACCATTCGTGTCGAAGAAGTCTATGTGAAGGAATGGAAGGATCGCACTGAGCAGGCAGGTGCAGAAGCCATTCAGGAATCAGTGGTCGAAGAGGTGCAGTTCTAACTTACGGAACGTTCCGTCAACAGGGGCAGGATGATCCTGCCCCTTTATTTTCTCAGGGAGAATATCATGTCTGATTATAATCTGGATGATGAAGCTGAACTGTACTATGCGTTGCAATACGAAGATCAGATGGAACAGGATGGCAGTCAGGCAGGGGTTGGCTGTCTAATTGTACTCACAGCGTTTCTGATCAGCATGGCAGTTGGAATGGGTATTGCTTTTCTGATTCTGCGGTAATTAGCACCGACCACCCAACAGCAGAGGCATAGGAGACGAGCGATGACCACCGACCCTAAAACACTATCGGACTATATTCATTCAATGCCTGCACAAGATGACACTGAACTACCTGATCCCTGGGCTTCGGATAAGGCATTTGTCCCCTGGCTTGTGCCAAATCGGATATGGCAGCTTCCTGTTGAGGAAGCCAAAACCTGGCTTAAGCAAGAAGGAATTCTTCGGGAGGACGAATGATGATGACCACCGACCCCACGCCTTCGACCTCCGATGACGCGCTGGCGAAAGCTTACAATGACGCCAAAGTTGAGCGCCGTCGCTTGCATGACATTACGGATACGCCTGGATGGTTACGTGCGTACTTTGAAGAAGCGGCTTGTGCCGAGCGATATATAACCGCCCTCGAAACTGTGCTCTCCGCTGCCACAGATGAGAACGAGCGGCTTACCGAACTGTATCGACGCTCTCGCATACTGCATAAAGCGTGCTGGTCAATGCTTGCGTTTTGTCGCCGCCTGGTACAGCCCAACATGCGAGAGGAGATGGACAAGATACTGGATGCACTTCAGGAATGGAATGTGCTGGATACGAATATCTTGTCCGACGATGCCGAAAGTAGTAACGAAAAGGAGTAGACATGCTCACCAATGAAACTGTATTCGAGTGGTGTAAGACAAACAAGGAGATACTGCTGGCCGCACAAGCAGCGGGTGATCCCATCGCCAAGATGATTGTTACCACCCACGATCTCTACGTGGCATTTCCAGAACACATTGCTTTGGGACTACTAGAGCAAGCGGTTGAAGACTGGCACAAGCGCATCGGAGTAAACATGTTCAGCGATGAAGAACAGGAAATGCTGGCTGAGTTCCTTGACGACTTGTATGAAGCATACTATGACACAAGAGAAGGACTTGACCAGTTCTCTGTCGTAGAAATCATTGCAATTCTTCGTAAAGCATATCTGGAAGACGGAGAGTAAACATAAGATGCAAACAACACATAAGTTTAAAGTTGGAGATTGGGTGCTGATTGCAGACGATCTTAGCACAAAACACGTTCAAAACCAGCTATTCCATATTACCGAACTTGATCCGGCGGGTGGTTATTGGCTTTGTGAATTAGGTGAATCAGAGCGACCTCGTAGTAGTCACGCACCAGAAAGGCTGTTGATAGACGCTAATGGTCAGTACGCCTTAATCACTATACTGGCTCGCGTGATGGGTATCCCTGATAATCTTGTACTGGCACAGTACATTCACAATCTGGAAATGCGAATTAACCGCTTATCCTGACTTTAGGAGTAATCCATGCTTAACCTCACCGAAGCGGAACGTTCCGACTTGTGCAATCGCATCCCGAAGTTTCACCTGGTTGTATCCAGCAATCCGCACTATGACAGCAAAGGCTTTTACGCCCGGCGCTGGATGTTTCTGTGGGTGGATCTGGAACCGGAACAAATGAACTTCGAGTACATTGAAGAAGAATTGGATAAAGCCTTGCTCTCTGCACGGATTCCCAGTGATGGACTGGATCCCTTCATTATGGGCATCGATTATCATTTCTCGCCGACACGCAATCGTGCGTTTATTAGTCTGGAGGTTGCCAGTCATCTCTTTTAATTTGTACGTTTTCGTAGTATAATCAGTATAAACACCTACACCACAAGGTTAGAAGGAGAAGCTTCAAATGTCTGATTCAATTCTGGCTTGGCATTTCATTGGTTCGGATCGCAAACTGAAACATGGCGATAATCGCATTGTCCAGGTTGGAGAAACACTCTCTGTAGAAGGCGAGCTTGAACTTTGCGCATATGGGCTTCACGCTAGCCGACGAGTGATTGATGCATTGAGTTATGCCAGCAACAATGCGCTTGTCGTTTGCCGTGTCGAATGTTGGGGTGATGTTGTTGAAGGCAGCGATAAGCTGGTTGCACGATACCGCAAAACGCTCTGGATGCTCGATGTAGAAAGAATTTTGCATCAATTCTCAGTCGATGTTGCTCGTGAAGCTCTTGATTTGTTTTCGCCGTCTAGCACAAATCCAAAAGTTCAAACTGCAAATCGGCTTCATTATGAACTGCTTGATCTAAAGCAGCAATGGATTAATGGCGAACTGACTGATGAAGACTGGGCTACTGCGTGGGATGCTGCGTGGGCTGCTGCGTGGGCTACTGCGTGGGCTACTGCACGGGCTGCTGCGTGGGCTGCTGCACAGGATGCTGCACGGGCTGCTGCGTGGGCTGCTGCACAGGATGCGGAGTTAGATGAGTTCAATACTCGCCTAGAAAACATGATCCTTGCCGAGTTTGAGAAACAAGCTTAGTTCAAAACTCGTCACCACCGAGCATAAACGAAGGAGAAACCTCATGCTCAACACTCGTGTTGAAGTAGTTCCTTGGATCGGCGTCAAACTACATATCGAGCGATTGGTCGGCTCTGAACCCATACCTTACTCACGGTTCGACAATTCGCATTTTGTGATCTGCGAGGAATCGATTGCTGATATACAAGCTATTCTTGCTGGCTTAAACCAGGCGACTCAAACCCTTCGAAGTATGAACCTGCATGGATACTGTCCGCGTGTGCATGTCACGGTAGGTCGTGAACTGATCTGGTTTGAAGGTGATGTTGCAGGTCTGGTTCTGCCTTACTTGTATCTCTGGGCAGAAGAAGCGGAAGCCTATGCCGAAGCGTTTGCCGAGATGCTGGAGACTGTGCTGGATGCTATAGCTGTTCGTTCGTAGGGCACACCACGCCCAGAGAAGGAGAAACCCTGATGCCTTACCGTAAAGTTAACTACTATGAGACGGAATGCCCGGAGTGCGGGAATCAAACCCATGTGGTCGAAGAAAATGGACAGCAGATCTACGAAATGCATTACCGCCGCGATCCACTCACCAAGAATATTCAATGGTGCCACAACAGTCGTCGCGCAGTAACGAGTAAAGTCCGGCTCCGTGAGATGCTTGTGGTGGAGTAAAACGAACATGATGACTTGCAACGTAATTGTCCTTTCAAATGGACAAATTGCATTAGTGGACGCAGAGAATTATGAAGAACTATCCCAGTTTAATTGGCTCTGTTCAGATGGGTATGCCCGGCGAAATGTTTATATCGATAGAAGGCATTCTCAAAAGGTATATATGCATCGACAGATCCTTAATGCTCCCAAAGGTTTACAAGTTGACCATATAAACGGGCGTACCTTAGATAACAGAAAGGAGAACTTAAGACTCTGTACTAATGCAGAAAATACACGCAATCAAAGAAAACGAAATGGACGGTACAGTTCGAGCTTTAAAGGAGTTTATTGGAGTAAAAAGGACAAGCGTTGGCATTCTCGAATCATGGTGAATTACAAGACAATCTCACTTGGAAGTTTTCAAGACGAGATAGAAGCTGCAAAAGCATATGATAAGGCCGCGAAAGAGCTTTTTGGCGAATTTGCTTTATTGAATTTCCCAGAAAGTGTTCAACATGCGTCTTGAAGATTACCGATTACTTATGAGATCGAGAACGCCTGCTCGAATACTCGAATCTGCCGAATTTGGAGAGTGTGCAGCAGAAAAATGGGCTGCTCTGGAAATTCTCGCCGACTGTAACTTTAGCGATTGGGGACAGTATTTCCGAGATCATCGGCAATTTGCCGAAGAAGCTCTTGCGTTAACACGGCGACTCTGGTGCAAATACGTTCAGCGTAAACACATTTCACGTAATTTCGGCTATCTCATCCAGGCTGTCTTCGAGAATGCTGACTGCTGGCTGGAAGAACATCGTTAACGGAACGTTCTGAAGAAAGGTCAGGAATGACAGAAAATAGATCCCCAATCGTTGCCGTTGAAGTGGAATTTCAAAAGTGGGTTTTCGTTGGTGGCACCTATCTGGTACGAGAAGAATTTGCTAAAGCAGGTGCTATATTTGATCAAGAAAAATTCTGGGCACACGTCTATATAGGTGAAGAAATTCCTGAAGCCTTGAAAGAACTGTGTCTCACAATTATTCCTCATGCCTATTCTCGCTAACTGTATCCGTCACCACAACGGAGAAGGAGAATCTGAATGCCGAGTGAACGGGCACAACCGATTGCTGCGTTGCAGCTTGCCCCACTGGAATGGGTGCTGCTGGGCGGCACGTTTAAAGTCAGAAATCAACTGGAAAGTGCAGGCGCGACTTTTGACCCGAATCTCTGGGCAAATGTGTATCGGGGCAAGGAACTCCCAGATCGCCTGCGCTACTACTGTCAATATGTAAAACCATTGGGTGAAGTTGCACCTGCGCCTGTTCCAGAGCCAGTCCTGCCACCTTCCATTGAAGCAGAACACTGGCGAGTCCGCTGGCGTAGAAGTCACAGCCGCAACCATCCCATGCTCTATGCCGAGCCAAAACCTACACCCATCGGCTTTGTACCGCCTTCGTGGTTCGATGAACTGATCTTCTATCTCCAGCATCCTGACGTTTATCCAGCGATTGCGATTGTGGGCCCCACCGGAAACGGCAAATCGACCGTTTCATACGAAGCGTTCAATTCACTAGACCGCTCTTTCTATGTGATTGACATTACCGAGTTCATCGAGCCATTTGAGTTAGTTGGGGGCATGAGCTATCACCCGGAACAGGGCAATGTCTGGATCCATGGTGCGATTACTCGTGCCTTCCGTGAAGGATGCGATGTCGTCATCAATGAATACGATGCAGCCAATCCTCGTGCGGTGATGTGCCTGCAATCCGTGTTTCAGGACCCTGGCATCAATGGACAAACCCGCTATGTCACTACGCCTGGCGCACCGGAGCATGATCGTATCTTCCCGCAGGGACCCTGCCAGATCATCGTCACGATGAACACCTATGGCTCAGGGGCAAATCGGCACTACGTGGGGCGCAACGCATTGGATGCGGCTCAACTGGATCGCTTCGCCTATATCCAGACCGGCTATGAAAACGAAGCTTTGATCCTGGAGTCGAAAGGTTATCCCAGAAAAGTTGCCAAAACCCTGGAGGCCTGGGCGATCAAGATGCGCGAGAAGATTGACCAGAATGCGCTGCGCCTGAATGTTTCGCCGCGTACACTGGCACGGATGGCGAATCTGATGACCGTGAAAAACTTCTCACTTGCAGATGCTGCGAATCGCGCATTTTTCAGTCGCGTCGAAGTCGAAGATCAGGGACTTCTCCGATGAATGCATTACCAGAACTGATTACACAGCCCCAAGATACCGTTCATAAACCATTGTTTGAAATCGAGTCCTATGCTGGCAAAAAGGGACTCGCATTGTCTTTCAAAGTGAATATGCGCGATGAAGCTGTTTATCCAAGAGAAGATCCCAAATACCACAAGCGGAGAAAGGATGATTGGTTTTCCTGCGAAGGAAACAAATACATTCCTCAGCAGATTCATAATCGCGCAGATGCGATTCGAGCCGTTGAAAACTTTCATTTGCCCGAAGATATTCGTCAGGAAGCCTCTCGTGCAGCCCGTCGATTGGTGAGTGCCTTTGAGAAAGTCGCTACGATGGTCACGATCCGCGACCTGCCACACGGCAAGCTGGACCGACGCAAGCTCAGTGAAGTGGTCGAAGCGGCGGCTGCCGGAACCTATGATCCCAACCGTATTCGTCCGTTTCGTAAAACCCTCTCGGCACCTGCAAAAACCCCTGTGATTGCAATTGTTGCCAGTGCGGGGATGGGAGAGATGTGGGCAGATGCGAACTTCATTCCCAAGATTGTACGCATTACGCTTGGCGTTCAATGGGCATGTGAGGCAGCAGGAATGCAGGTTTACGCGGCATTGGTCGAAGGCAACCAGCCTGTCCCCGGCAGTGGTTACACCGAAGCTACTCGTGCGCACATCATCGCCGATCCATTTCGAACCATGCCCATGTCTTTGTACGGGGCATTGTTTCATCGGGACCTATATCGCTATGCCAAGATCTGCGCGGAATCTGCGGATCACCGGGCACATGAGGGCTTTTGTCTCGTAGAAGGCATGAATCCACGTTTTGCAGAATACGGCTGTGTCTTCAGTGCAATGGATGGCGGTAATGCTGTGAACTGGGCACGGCAGAACCTGAACGCGGATCTGGTGCTCAGTATCGGCAACAACACCGATGCGAAGGATGCTGACCTTGTGGTTGAACGGGATTGGAATCTGGACAAAGCAGTGGAAGAGGTCGTCAAGCAGGCGAAGAAACTGGGAAGGAAATAAGTAATGATGACTAAAGACTGGCAAGCTCTCATCGAAGCTTTTGAAGAAAAAGAATATGAGGATGGAGAAGGTATCCGAGTGGTATGGGAGTACCTTGACGAAGGATACGGTGGTTATTTTGATTCTGATGACCCTGATGATGAGCCACTTCTACGCTTCTCGGTCTATTTCTATCACCCAAATGATCGTATGTGGGAACAAGTAACCGATAGTTCATACTGCACTCTGCTACGTATTGATACACCAGAAGATGTACTTTCCAAAAGCGCAGATTTAATTCTACGTGATTGTTCCCATAACATCCGTGTAGGTTCTAGTTACAAGCGAGATTTGGAACAGTTATCGTGGATGGAATTGGACTGGTTTTTGCCGAAAGGTGAGTTGAATTAAATGAACGATCTCCCTGAATTTACCATTGCCTCGCAGATTGAACTCTGGCTGCGGGTAAAAGCCAAGCAGGATGGCGATGCTTCAGTGCGTTCCCGACTGCTGAAAAGTGGCAAGGAGCACATCGGCGAACTGGTGATCCAGATGTATCAGGACATGCAATCCATGTCGCCCTATGACCAGCATAACCTGCTGGAGAAGGAGTTTGAGGTCGAGCTATGAATAACGAGCAGTTTGTTGAATTGATTCAATCAGCCGGATATGACACTCGTAGTTACTCTGGGCGAGGAATGTATGGCAATGAATGTCTAGGTGTTGCCGTTGACAATCCCTGGGTTTTTATTGCAGACATGTTAGCTATGGCAACCACTGATGATGAAGTTATGACCATTGCAGATGCACTTCGTCATACAGAAGAAGACGCACTTGGCTTACGCACGATTCTCTATTGGCGGAATGTTCCGGCTCCAGAAGAAGAAGATGACGAAGATGCTTCTTGAAATCTTCCGTGCCTTTGTCCGGTATCTGCTCCGAAAAGGCTATACCCGTAAGCAGCTTGTGATGGCAATACAGGAGGAAATGCTCAGTGATTGATTCAATCGATCTTCACGAGTTTCTCAGTGCTTGCGAACACAAATTATCCCAGCGAGAAAAGGTTCCGCCGCCGCCCTATTGGTTCTGTAATGACGGTGACGATGAAGGGCTGAGTTACTGCCATGATTGCATTCTTCTTCTCCGCCCCAATGCCGTGTGGCTCGAAGACTACCGGGGCGGCTACGCCTATGAGGAAGATGGTAGCGAGATATGCGAGAACTGTCATTGCCTTCTGGATTACACGCTGACCGATTATGGCGTGGATAACGAGCTTGATCATTTTAGCGAATTTCCATTCGACTGGGAACATGCTCAGGAGTGCTTTGAACTGAATCGCGTTGCTAATGGCGTGTTCTCAGAAGCACAGAAACAAGAGCTTTTCGAAATCTACAAAGCCAGCATCAACATACCGGCAAATCTCCAAATGAAATTAGAAAGGATGCTTCATGCATGAAGAACTTGTGACGTTCATCGAATTGATTGGTGATCACTGGTATCCGGCTGAAAGCTACAACGATTTGATTCTTGGCTGGAAAGCGGCATTAGAACGCGAAAGTCCACATTTCACTGAAGTGGCTTTCATGCATACCTATAACGGAAAAGTCACTTTCCTCGAATACTACTATCTCTACAACGGAAGATTTTTGACTGACCGCGATGAAAACGAAGTGTGGAACTGCCTCGAAAGCGAATTTAGCTGGGAGCCAAATGATGAGTAATCTACTTAGCCCACTTCCCTGGCGCGTCGAATCTTTTGGCGAAACTGTGATTGTCGATGCCGATAATAATACGGTTGCTATCGATCTATACAATAACGATGCCCGGCATATCGTTCAATGCGTCAATTTCTGCGAAGGCTTAACTCGTGAACAGATGACAGAACCAGCCATTCAGACTTTCGAACTGTTCAATACGTTACTGGAACAAACCAAAGAAGAAAATGCACTGATGCGTTCCATGCTGCGCTATATCTACAACCAAACCTGGACACTCGGCGGAATCAATGAGTGTCTAGTGCATCTCAATCTCCAAGACCGAGATTTAATTTATAAGTTACTCAATGGAGTTAAGTAATGCCTAAGTTTCCCTTCTGGGTCGATATGAGTCTGTTCATGATTTTAGACATTGAAGCTGAGACGCTTGAGGAAGCTGCTGAACAAGTGAGCTTCATGGAAGATGACCAGATTTTCGAAGTCTTAAACGTCTTCAACGGCATCAAGTTAGAAAACGGTGTCGAATTACAAATCAACCAAGTAGCCATTGCGGAGGATCATAATGCCGAGAATTGAAGACTGGACCCCCGAACCTTGGTATGCCATGCCCTATGAGCCAGGAGATCGGACGGTTGGGATTCGCCCTGTTCCTGTGCGGATTGAATATGACCGTGAAGAAGAGTTCATGCAGCCGGTGGAAATTGCCACCTTTGAAGAACCGGTGACACAAGTGGTTGAATCACAGTGGTCGGAATACGACTTCGAAGAACGTAAGCGTAACCTACAAGGTGTCTACAGCAGCGATTACCCGGCTGGCTACCGTCAGTATGGGTCGGCACTGGCAAACGCGGAACGTTCCGCAGCATGTGTGAATTTCTGTGCCGGATTCACTAATGAACAGCTTCAGGCATTTGGCGATCTTCAGAAACTCATCAACAAGTTCAACCTATTCATGGAGGGCAATAGCTAATGAATAGTCACACTCCCGAACCCTGGGTAACAGCCTACAGTGGTTTTCATATTGCGGCAGAACGTTCCGATGTGATCGCATTGGCTCAGTTTCGTCCCGGTGAACAGAATCGCGCAAAAGCAGATATGAAACGAGCCGTACTTTGCGTAAATCTCCTCACAGGTGTTCCTAATGAACTCCTAGAACGTCTCACCGAAGGCAACTGCACCCTTCGCGAGTGGTTGCAGGACATGATCGAAACCGAAGACCGCGAGAATGATATTCAGTTCGTAGATGAAATCTACCCGGAGTGGCTGATCGAGCTTGCAGGTGGCTGGGAAAATCTGAGTGTCGCTCGGTCTACTGATTTTAACGAAGATCACAGCGAAAAAGGAGAGAATAACTAATGGCAACCCTCTATGATATGAGTGAGATCAAAGGCGACATCATTGAGTATTCAGTGGAATGGGTTCCAAATAACGGTCAGGTGTTTACGCTTGAAGAACTCCAGCAGCATGTGCATGGATGGATTGAAGTAATGGATCTCAATGAAGGATTGGTCGCAGTGTTTAACGAAGAAGGGCGCTTCAATGGAATGCTTCAAAACCACGATGCGACTGAACTGGTGGATCGGTTGCGTCCCGTGCCGGAAGGCGCATCCTGGGATTTACATGGTCCGGTATTGATCGCCAGTCGTGAAGAAATGGGTTACGAAGGCGAAGCACCGGTGTTTGAACAGTGGTCAATGCCTGTGCTCAGTAAAGATGTGGATTTTATCATTACGCCCTGGGATGATGAAACGGAAGGAGAATAATGGGTACACGTCTCACACTCTACACCATCGAGCGAAAAGACTGGTGGACATTCAGTCAGAACTTGCGTCAGTTGTATGTCGATGAGTATCCGCTTCTGAAGGCTGATGTTCTACAACCTTCGGAACGTTCCGTCAGCGCAGAAGATATTAAGCAACTCATGCACTGGCTGGAGAACAATACCGTCGAATTGCAGGTGTTTGAGGATCACAATCTTTACCGGTTTCGCGTACTGGAACATGGCTATTTCTTCATGAATAACCATGTCAAGATTGCACCCTTGATGCCCTGTATTTTCTACGATGATCACAGTGATATGACCCCAGAAATGGAGCAGATGCGCTACTGGGTCGATTGGGTCGATGATCGTATCAAGGCACGGCACTACTGGCTCTATCCAGTGGTCACAATGGATGATTTCACCGTGTTCTTAGACAAACTCAAGGGGAAATAGATGGAAAAAGAATATCAACCTCTGTGGACTACCATCATGAAACTACTTGTGGCAGGACATACTGAATCAGATGTTCTTGCTGCTGTAGCACAGATTTTTGCACAATGGGAATATGCTGGCGGATCAGACGGAATTGATTTGGACGAGGAGGAATGGTAAATGGGTAATTATCTATCTCTCGAAGCACAACAGCAGTTCCAGCGTCAGCCGAATGAGAAGCAAGGCGATTTCATTCTGCGCGTCATTACGGGACTCGAAGTGCTTGACCCATTAAATCCAAATCCCGTATCCGCCTATGAAAGTGATCATCAGATTGTCCAAGCCTGGGATGGCAGTCGGTTCGTAGAGATGTTCATCCCGGACAGTGAATTTCGTGCCACATCTGAGAACCAGGACTGGATACCGCCGTTTCATCTGCGGGATGATAATGATGACATGATTGGATTTGTCGTCCCGGATGAGGATAGCCCAGATGGTGCAAGTGAGGCCTATTTCTATCTTGCCAATTCGGAAGTTGCTGCCGAGTTTGCACAGTTCTATCTGAACGAGTGTTTTGATACGGAATTTATCACCATCAACAATGCTTACAGCAATACGGTAGGTTCAGTGGATTCAGTCGCCTAATTCGTTTTCTCGCTGACACCACCAGCGAAACAAGTGAAGGAGAATGCTCGATGACCACGCGCGATACGCTCACGGTCATTCACTGTGCCGATCATGGCATCCCTGGTTTAACCGACGCCAAGCTCCAGCAGATGGATGCTTATCTGCGAACGGTTTGCTCGGACAAAGGACGCCCGCACATTCTGGTGTTCTTCAATGATGAGCGGCAGCTTGATCTCATCATCGGGTACAGCCGCAACTGGCTCACAGAACTGGGCTACGTCAGCTTCGGGCTGCATCGCCAACGCTGGAACGCTGAAGAACAGCGTATAGACCCGAAGGCTTCTGTGAAGGCAGACATCGCTTTTGTACGGGTCTATGAGAATGACGCTGTAGAAGGCGGACTCATGATCCACGAACTGTCGCATCTTTCGGGTACATCCGATGGCTCACCCAACCAGATCGGCAGCGCCTCCTACTGGGAGCAGATTGGCAACTGGGTGTTTTCTGGCAGGTTCAGAGGCACCACTGCCGAGCAAGTCAGGCACTTCAACACCCTCTATCGCATTTACAAAAGCTGAAAGGAACGTCCTGTGAACTTTCTGGATGAACTATTCAAAGAAGTAGAGTTGGGTATCACAAACTTACTGGATGAGCTACAAGCTCAGGAGGAAGACTATCACTATTTTCGGATGGATCATCGTGATCCAGGTGGCTATTTTATCGAAGATGTGGAGGTGCAGTAATGGGTGCAGGTGTGGCCTACCAGTACGATCATCACATCATTCTCGATCTATACCAGCTTTATGAAGATGCCCTGCCAGAAGACTTCGACAAAAATGCCGAAGATGCCCACTGGGAACAGGCTGATCTGGAAAGTGATGCCTACGACTGGTTCCAAAATCTCGTACTGGAATGTTTTAATGCATGGGCGATTCGACGGCTTGATCCTGATAAGCATAACACACTCCTCATCGGAGAAACTGACCGGCTTTACATTGGCATCGACGCCACTGGTGCAGACGGATCACCTTGCTTCTATCTGAAGCCAAAAACCTACCGTCGCTGGGAACGCTACAAGCCAGAATATGAACCCGAATGGATGGATTATGACTACATCCTCAACGCGGATGCCAAACGGGGATTCAACCGGCTGATTAAGCGAGCGCCAGGCCTGATTCGTTTCTGGACTTCTGGCTATACCTCCAGCAAATACGGCTCTCAATCTGATGGCAACTATATCGAATATTCACGCACACAGGAGAAAACTCCATGAAATTCTCGGTTTTGCAAGATACGTTGGAAACAGCACTCAAGCAGGCATCTGCGGCAGTGGAGACCAAGCCCCGTTTGCCGATTCTGGCAAACATCTTGGTGCAAACCGAAGGTGATGGCGTTTGGCTTGTGGGTACAGACCTAGAACTCACGATTATGAGCCGGATTAAAGCCAAAGTAGATCGTGAAGGTTCAACCACCCTTCATGCCAAAACGTTCAAAGAAGTCGTGCATTTGCTCTCACCAGAACGGGTCGATTTTGATCTGGATGAAGGGGTTGAAGTCACGACTGTTCTTAATGGCACTTCAAAGAATCGTTTCAAGGGGAAGCCCGCGAAAGAGTTTCCGCCAATTCCAACGATTACCGAATATGCCATTTTAATCGATGGCGGAACGTTCCGGGAAGCGGTCCGTGAAGTGATCTATGCGGTTGCCAGAGAACAGGCACGTCCAATCCTGACTGGCGTTCATGTCGTCATCAAAAACAACATCATGAAGCTGGAAGCTTCAGATGGGTATCGGTTGGCTCAGTGCCATGTCCACATTGAGAACATTGAAGGGGTTGAATACGAAGCGGTGATTCCCGCACGAATCTGGAAAGAAGCTGCGCGAGGGGATGCCGAGACCATTTACTTTGACCTCTATCAGGAAAAAGCTTACTTCATGGTTGGCGATATGGTACTGGTGAGCCAGTTGCTTGAAGGGAAGTATCCAGACTTCGAAGCAATTATTCCCAAGAGTTATGTCACTGAACTGGATCTGGACCGTAAGCAGTTATTGAAAGCCCTGAAGCGTGCAGCAATCTTCGCCAAAGATGACAATCTTGCCAGTAAGATCGTCAGTACCGAGCAGGGCGTGGAAATCTATGGCGTATCTCCAGAACGTGGGGATCTGGAAGACCAGATGGAAAGTGACTTCACTGGCGAAAGTCTCACCGTCGATGTCAACCTGAAATATATGCAGGATGTGCTGAACAGCTTTACCGAGGATGTTATTCGCATTAAAGGCAACCAGTGGAACGAAGCGATTGTCATGCGTCCGGTCGCTTCTCGTGGACTTGCCCTGATTATGCCGGTTATTCGCCAGAAAAGAGGTTAAGTTATGCTTACGCCAACGGATCTCCTGCAACACTACATCATCATGCTGATGCGAGAAGCTGGACTCGGCGTGGATTCAGACACCTATGCCGAAATCAGCGACATCATCGATGGCATTGTCGTGCCACTCGATCAGCGGATCAAGGATCTGGAACGACGAGTCGCTGTTTTAGAAGAAGGAGAATATTAATGCGAATCGTACTTGCTGCGAAATTTGACTGGGAACGTGGCACCGTGATTTACAACAGTCTCAATGGTGATGTACTCTTCGAAGCAACCGAACGATGCGCCGAAATCTGCGATCCAGAGCAACTTGCCCAGATGATGGTTTTTGGCGGGTATCAGGAGTACGAGCTTCGTTATGCCAGTGAAGAAGCTGGCGATGCGGAGATCATCCAGCAGTGGTTCCCGGTGACACATCTACATCGGAATGATTTACTGGGACCTAATGAAGATGAACCCTGGTGCAGCGAGAAACGGGTTGCTGCACTCAGTGATTCAGATATGCATCATCTCGCAGACAGGATTTACGGTGAGGCGATGTCAGAAGCCTTCTGGGTCGGATTGGAGTGGCAAATCGAGCAAAACTACCCAGAGCTTTTACTGACTGACGAAGAGCGCGAAGCTCTGGAACTGGAGGATGAAGATGCCTAAATATCGGTTTTCAATTGACTTTAGCTTGACCAGCAATCTTTTGATTGAGGCAGAAACTCTGGATGATGCCTACGATGCGCTGGATTGGATGACTGAAGAAAACATCCGTGCTGCATTGGTCAATCCAGTTCCGATAGAAACACAGTTCGCAGGAAGTACATTTATCAGTGAGGAGACCAAATGAACTACTACAAAGTGACCTTCACTTACACCGTCTACGGCGAGATCGACGTGGAAGCAGAGAGCGTAGATGATGCGCATGAACTGGTCGATGATATGGCAGTCAATGGCGAGTACCTAAACTTGCTGGATTCACTGGACATGCACGATATGCACTATCGCGGCGTAGATGAAATTGTCGAATTGGAATCTGATTTGGATGGAGTTGACGATGCCCATCTTTAACGTGCGGCACGAATGGACGATCTACGGGTATACCCTAGTCGAAGCCGAGACTGCGGATGATGCCTATGAATTCATCAAGGCGATGCAGGAAGACCCTGAAGGTGAAGCTGCCCTTTATGAAGATGTGGATACCGGAGATGCGTTCTGGAACGAGATTAAGAACGTCGATGAATGTGACCCAGAAGTGCTTCGGTTGTTTACCTATGAAAAGATTTACCAAGCGACGGAACGTTCCGAGGGAGACGAGGACTGATGCACGAACAGGTTCGAATCTACGGCAGTGAAGAAGGCGGTATCTACATTTACGACAAGGAAGGTCGTGAGATTGTGATGTGGCACTGTGATGAATTTGCTGAAGACCCAACCGTTGCTCTATGTGCCCTGGACTGCCTCAAGATGTTCTATGAGCAGGGCGAAGATGCGGTCAAAGCATCTCTAGGCTGGGTGTCCGAATTTGAACGGGAAACGCCACCTCACATTAATTCGCAATCTCAAACCACCACAAACTAACCTGAAGGAGAATTTCTCAATGTCTGACAAAGCTGCTTTGATTCAAGCTCTGATTAATCAGCATCTACCCACCACGATTGTGGAGAAATACCAAACCCCAGATCGTCTGCGACAGAACGAAAATCTGGTACTCGGTATCGCCATTTCCTCATGGGCAGAGTGGGATGGATTACGCATCATGGAAGTCTTCGCGGAAGCTCTGAGCGATGCCAATTTCCACACGGAATCCAGCGAGGTCCATCACTGGATCGAGTTGCTCGATGACGAAGCCAAATGGTCTGAATACTGGAAATACCTTCAGGGCGAATGATGGCGGCTCCAAGTCTTCGATTGACCATTGGGTTGATCATCCTAATTCTGGCGCTTTGGTGGGTGCTGCAAATTGTCTTAATCCCGCTGGCAGACCCGTATCCGGGCAATCTGCTGGGCATTCTGCGCTGGTGCTCGACCTGGCGCGATCAGATTGAGGCACTAACGTGTTTAGAACAACACGATGTTATATTAGTGATAAAACCTTGACTGGAGGATACATGGCAAAAATAGCAAAGCTCATATTCGTAGTTCAGCACACATTCATGCCGCATACCGGCACAGACGAGCTTTACTTTACATTTGACAATGAGAATAACTTCGAGGCATCGACATTGGATCATCTCAAAGCAAAGGTGCGTGAATGGTATGCTCGATTCGGGATTGAGTGTGAGTTCGAACCCAGTGAGAAAATCAGGGACTGGCCACTGGACTGGAACTAAGCTTTCGTAACATCCAGTGGATTAAAAAGGTAATATTAATCATCAAACCATGAAAGGGAAAAACTATGCTTAACTATGAAGAACTAATCGGAAGAACTGCGATTCTCAAGGACAAGTACACCCTTGTGCCACAGGGAGCACGAGGAGAAATTCTGGATTTTCATGTGGATGAGGGCGTAGCAGAGTTTTTCATCAAGTTCGATGTACGCCCTTATCACCTGATGTCCAGTGATTGTGACGAACTCGCAGAGGGTGAAGCCGATGAGCAGGTGCTTTTCCTGACGACATGGCAACCAGTAGATACTGTGAGAGTGCTTTAGTCCTCTGTAACATCCAGTAATAATCCATTCACCACAATGGTTCATGAAGGAGAATATCAAATGCAGGAAACTACTACTCCTGAAATGTGGCTTCCAGTTGTAGATTACGAAGGCGTTTATGAAATTAGCAGTATTGGGCGTGTAAAACGTGTAAAAGCTGCTAAGGGTGCAAAGGCAGGACGCATTCTAAATCTATCTATAAATACAAATTGAGTTATACTGGTTATAAAGCCTTAGTTTTCTGGTGAGGGGAAAATGCACGAAAGATATGAACAAGAACTTAAAGTGCTGGCAAAGTTATTTCACAATCAAAACGTAGTCACGGGTGGATATAACCTTGCATTTCAGGACGGGCACTTCGTTGTTAATGTAAACGATGAAATCGAACGCCTAGAAGGTGGCTACCGGTTCTGGACAAAAATCTACCATGTAGACGGTCGCATAGAGCGTATTGCGGTTTTTGATCAATTTGGGAAAGATCAATTCAGGTATCCCTATCCTACCCAGCAAGAAGTTGATAACGAAATCTACAAAGACTTCTATAATCTCTGGGCTGAAACAGCAGAAACCGAAGATGAACGTAGTAATCGCAGAGCCTTAGTTGCTGCTCACTGGATTGCAATGGATTTGTCAGATTTGAGCGGTGGTTATGAAGGAGACTAAACCTCCTCTATATCCAGAGGATTGAAGTTGGTGGTACGTTCCAGGAACCGCTTCTCTTTTGCGCCTGGTTCTTCCTGAGTTGCCATTTCCGGTTTCACAATTTCCTGGTAGAGGTACATGACGTGCTCCAGGGTCTTGCTCTTCGCGGTGCCTGAGAGCACGTCATCGACCAGTTTATCCAGCATCTTGGGCATCGCAGTGATGACGCGATACACAGCCGCACGGAGTTCTTCGATCTTGGGCGCGACTACAATCTCATTGGCTTTGTCCAGCGTGCCGTCACGCCGCCACTGTTCGACCCTGCCGTACATCCCCGATATGGTCTTCGGCATATCCGGGAATTCGTCTTGCAGCGTTTCCAGAATTTGCCCCATCTGGAGATGCTCGGGGTCATCCCGAAGCAGCAAGTATCGAATGGCAATCGGGAGTTGTGGGTATTCGGCTAAAAGCGTCAGCGGAAGGAGATCATGCACGGTTTGAATTTCAGTTTCCATTTTTCACCATTTCGTAGTATAATCAGTACAGGTTTTTAGTCCACCACCACTGGACTTCCATGAAGGAGACTACTCAATGCAGTTTTCAGAACGACTGCGAAAACAGTATTACGACTATTTACTCTATCTCGATGACGGCGGTGAACGTATGTCGTTCACCGAAGATCATAACTATACCGAAGGGCTGGTTCATGCATCATCCTTAATGGACTGCCCATTGAAAGCGGCTGCGGAGCGTTCCGGCAGAACGCCGGTCTTTGAACATCTGACCAAACGGGCAAATGTCTCACTGATGCACAGGATGCAGTTGGGCGTGCGTTCAGCAGAAGCCTTTCAGGAAAGCATTCTCTTTGGAGCGCGTTACGGAGATTGGGTTGGTGCTGTCGAGCGTGTTCTTCAGCATCCTACACTTCCGCTGCAAGGGCGCTATGATGGTTTTGTGAGAACTCCGAAACAAAGTCACGCTATCGAAGTCAAGCACCGGCTGCCTACGTATAAGGACAAATTCCCGCAGCCCCGTATCGGGGATGTGTTCCAGCTACTTGCCTATATGGACATGATCGGGCACAACTGCGCTGGGCATCTAGTCATTTTGAACACCCCCGCTTACCGTGATTTCACCGATCCGATGAGTATGATGGAGATCTGGGACTTGGTGCCGGTGTCTGGCGGCTACTCGCTGGTCTCTGAGCATGGCTACTCATGGGCACATCCGCTGAATACGCCAGAACACATCAACCGTGAAACACTCGTCGGCGAAGTGATGTACCAGATGCAGTATCTCAACGGCGAAACCAAACCACCGATTGACCTGATGGATGGCGATCATGCTTGGCAATGCCGCTCGATCAGAAAGTATCCAAAAAACGGCGCACCGGGTATCATCGATGCTGCCTGCGCCTATTGGTGCCACTCTGCTCCCGAAGTGATTGAAAATGGGGCATTGTACACTGAGGAGGGCTTGCAAATTGCTTTTTGAACCGTTGAGGTGGCAGGAATTGTTCAAGGCAAATCAAAGCTTGCAATTCATTGATTTGCTCATTTTAGCGAGTATAATACATATTACCACAAGTGCTGGAAAACCTCCAACCAGCGAACGCCTCATGTCGTATCTCAACACCTTTATCTACGAACATGGGATCAAAGAAGACCGCACGCTTCCAGTCACCTCCAACTGGGTGTTACAAGCCCACATCGACAAGCTCCGAACCTTCGGGTTCCTCGAATCGTCCGACAATGGCAAAATGCCATATCAATTAACCAGGAAAGGAGAGCAGTTTATTCAGCAGTTCGGGCAGGACTGGCGTCAATTCCCCGTCATTATGCCTGTGGACAGCAAAAACAACCCTATACTGGAGCAAGCGGTCTATTTGTAAACTGACCGGGACACCACCCCGGCACAAGAAGGAGGATACACCTGATGCAGACCCCTGCGGTTTCTGCGATTTGGCCGTCTACATTTATCCAAAATGTAAGTGATGTACAAGGTTTAAGTCCCATTCCTTTTATTTGGATTATCGGGGCTTATAAAACTGGGAAATCGACATTTATTGCGACAGTTGATCCGGTTCGTCCAGGTACACCAACACGTACACTGGTGACGGATTTGGAAATGTCGCAGGAAACCATTGCAACCCAAGCGCCGATTGATCTGCTTGACATCCGTAAAATTACCCGTGAAAAGATTGGGAAAGATTATACGTTTAAGGATCTCTTCGAGGTATGGCGTGATGAGATTCTAGCAATTCAGCCGGGACAATACACAGTCCTGGGCGTAGATCCAGTGAGCGATCTCTATCAGGGCGCGTTCATGTACGTGGGCGCACACCCTGAACTTTTTGGCAAAACTGCCCAGCGTTACAGCGGCGAGATGGGCATTAAGGCCCAGTGGGGCGATACCGCACTCTACTGGAAACAATTGGCTCTCGAACTGGCTCAGCGGTTCCAGACCACCGTGTTTGTGTCGCACATCAAGGATGTCTACAACAACAATGTAAAAACGGGCCAGAAAGCCGCCAGAGGCGCAGATTTCATGGAAATCGCTACGCTGGTGCTCTGGCTAGATCGAACTCCAGAAGGGAAACATTGGGCAATGGTCAAGAAATCACGGTTGACCTGGTGGGATTGGGGCAAGCCTGAAGATAAACGCACCCGCCCAATTCTCCGCGAACTGCTGCCGGTGCGCCTGGAACCGGAATATGCCGGACAACCTTACCCAGAACTGATTGCTGGCTACATGGCAGCCCCACAAGCCGACTATGGCGATTTGAACACGGTAGAGCACGATCCATCCATACAGGTAATTTCTGCCGACGAGCAGGCGCAGATCGACTTGAACAAAGCGGAGGCTGATGCCCAGGTTGCACTCAATACCGCGCGGAATGCGTTTATCCAGGATCTCATCAGCAATGGGCATTACCCAAATGCCGCTGCGATTGCAAAGGCAGTGGCAGTGCTTGGCGAGAAATTTACCATCGAAGGACGGGACGAACTTTTCGCCAAGTTGGTGGCTCATGCTCAGTCCTGAGCCAATGACGAAGACGACCAAGCGCAAAGCACGGTCGAATGGGAAGGACATTTACCAGGGGGAGATCACCCCCCTGGTCAACCATCCGCAGTGGCGGTTCCGTTCAGCAGCGGCGGGGTTTTTTGCATTGTCGGAACCTAACAGTGCTGACATCTTTGTATTGGGATCGCCATCCCTGGCGATTGAAGTGAAAACTGCGCATGAGGGCGTGTTTTCGTTTATCTCCGAGAATGGCTGGCGTGAAGGTCAGCAGCAGTGGGCGGAAGAATTTCAACGCGATACCGGCTGCCGCTACTGGCTGGCGGTGATTTTCGAAACGCCGCTCACGCGCTGGACAACCATGCTTCGCAAAACCAGCGGTAAGGGCAAGCTGCCGCGTGCCGCTTTTTTGGTTCCTTACGAACGAGCAGTTACTGTGCGTGATTTGCTTCCCCAGGGAAGTCTGCCGTACAAAGTTCAGAAAGGAATGCTCTTGGAGATGCAGGCGAATCATTATGACGCCTGTACGCTTTGGGCAGATTTGGAATTGCACTGGGAAGGACACTGGACTGTGCCTGTGTCTCACCCGTTCTACGACGCTTACCTGACACCACCAGGTTTGAAGGAGAATAAAGCTGATGTCTGTTGCCTACGATGAAGTAAGAGAACGCGAAAAAGCCTTTACTCACGAACGCCTGAATCTGCAAGCCTATGGCGAAGAACATTCCACAATGGGCAATAAGATCCTGGCATCCTTGTGGACTGTCTATGAACGCCAGCTTCATGTGACGGTTGGGAACTACGAAGACTTCAATGAGTTCATTGATGCCGAAGTCGTGGAGTATTTTGAAGACCCGGATTACCTGCGTAAGCTGGTATTGGTGGTAGACCGTGCTTTCCGCTACGTGCATGAGCAGCTGCACGAGAACACACCCGTGCGTCATCCCAAGACCCACGAGAAGATTACCGTAGATAAGCTAATCGGGCTGCCACGCTTTATCGGCAAGCTGATCACCATTTCGCAATGCCTGCCCACCTGCACCACCGATGCCCAGAAACGCGCGTTATTTGATGCAGCTTTCCTGGGCACTCGCATCGATGTACAGAACGTCGCCGAAACGATTCAGGAAGAGCAGATCCTGATCACCATTCCTTTTATCGAGCGCGTAAACGCAGACGGCACCACCACCTGCTGGATGGAGAACCTGGATGGAAAACAGGTGGATCTGGTGATTCGCCGTCTCGGAAAATTGATTGTTCGACACTTAGATTAAGGTTTACAACATGTCCAATATCGATCTGGACCAACTCCGGTCATCCTATGACCTGAGAGACTACGTATCTCCCTATCTTGGAGAGGGAATTCGTTCGACCCAGTACACCCAGTACTGCTGTCCATTTCACAGTGATGATCGGCCGAGTTTCACTGTCTGGGCAGACCATGCCCACTGCTACGGCTGTGAATGGCATGGCACGATTATCGATTTTGTTATGGAGTATGACAACCTTAGTATCAAAGAGGCGATTGAGGCGCTTTCACGGAACGTTCCGCTGGAACCCCGTCCGGCACGTCCTCAGCAGCCGGTGGAACCGCGCAAGCCCTCGATTCCGATGAGTATCGTAGAAGCAAATTTCAGGCATCTGGATCTGGGCTTGCCTTACTATCAGCAGCGCCAGATCACTGATCCTACAGCACACACGTCCATGCTCGGCGTGAAAACGGATTTCCCAACCGCCTACACCATGACCACTGGCGAAGTTGTCTGGTTCAAAGCACCGCGTTATGCACTGCCCAACATCTTCAACGGTGAAGTCCGTGAGATCAACTATCGCCGTGATGACCAGCACTTCCTCGATACCTTTCTGGATCATCCCCGCTACTTTGAGGTGATTGATGATTTGTTCAAGAAACTTGGACGCACGATTACCAATGAGGACATCCTGAAGCACTGTGGTGGTCCCAAGTATCGCCGAGAAGAAGGGAGTGTCGCGCGAGTCTTCAATGTGCAGATGGTCGCGGAAGCGCAGGAAGGCAAGATCCTCAAGCGCAGTCAGCCGTTTTTGTTGATTCATGCCGAACCCAAAGAGATGGATACATTGGCGATGATGGACGCGGGCTGGCCCGCCGCTGGCGTGACTCTCTCAGCAGAACTGAACCCAATGCTGCCGAAGATCTTCGAGCACATTCCGATGCTCTACATTGTTCGGGACAATGACGAGCCTGGGCTAAAGAAGGCGGAGAAGTTACATCAGATTCTCAATCGGGGACGCATCATCGCACCTCCAAAAGAGTACAAGGATTCGGGAGAAGTTTTGCAGGCGGGCATGGGGAATGCCTGGTTAACGAAGCAATTCGGTTTAGAGCCAGTGCTGCGATGAGCAATACCCTCTGGAACGTCATCTACATTCATCGGGGGAGCAATCAGGAGTTCCCCCAACTGTTTCGACGGACTCGCCAGGAAGCGATGGAATGCATCGAGCAGTATTTCAGCTTTTATACGCGAGTCTCTTTGTTTCAATGGGATTGGATTGAAGGCGACGAAGTGATCGCCTCCGTTAAACTGGAGAAAGCACAATGAACGATACAACTTACGGAGAAAGTCTACACTTCTTGATTGGCGAGTTCATGAACTTGGTGGACGCCTGCCGTCAAAAGGGTGTTCAGTTTGACGAAACTGATGGCTTCGACTTAAACGACTGCGCTGAAACTATTAACTGGTATTTGGCTCTAATTGGCTTTGATGAAGAGCGCATTGCCGATTTCTGGACAGGCGAAGAACAACTTACATCTTCGTAAAAAGGAGAAACAGTGAATACCTATGAGCAGTATTGAACGTGTCACCCGTGAATATACCTTAACCATTGGACAAGTGCAGCAGCTTGCAAACTATGTGGATCAGGACTTCAGCTTCAATATCAAATCCGAAGGCGCTTTATCTGGCATTCTGCACATTACCGCGACCATCAACAAGAAGTTTCTGCATGTCTTCGAAGAGTTAATTACCGAGATTGCGAATACACGGTTATGAGATGCGTCTGGCTTTCGGATCACGCACCTTTACAAGAGCAGGTCGAATACTTGAATCAACGGGGCTATGAGGTCTGCTGGTTGACCTCACCCCACCCCCAACGCTGGCAGAGTGGCGGTCAAGCCTTTGGTGAGATGACCGCGAAATTTGGCATCCCCGACATCATCGTGATGATCCTGCCTGCGGATATTGTCGGTGAAGTGTTTCTGAAACTTGCTGGCGATATTCCGGTGTATCAGCCCGATATGCAGGTACTGGGCACCAATCGCTGGTCCTGGACCGGCAAGTGGAAGCGCATCACCGGCACCAAATATCGGGTCTATTTTACCGACATTCCAGATGCAAAGGAGACGATATGCGATACCAATTAGTGCGTGTAAAAGAAATTGAGCGTTTCGATGACGACCCCGATGAAATGGAGATCTACGAATATCTATCAACCTCAGAGCATTACAAGCCGGGAACCAGCGATGAAGATGGCTCGGTTGAGCTTGTAACTGAAGTCGCACTTGATGAATTAGCAGAGTATCTCGATAGCGCGGCAGAAAATGAGAACTATCACAGCCTTGTTGGGATGCATGGTTGGTTAGCAAAAGCTATTGCCAAGTTCGGTGGCGAAGAAGCTGCTATCCGGGTTCTTCGGTTGATTGCTGAATGTGATGGCTTAATAGGTATTGACGATAACAAGGATGCTTGGAGGGCACTCGAGTGATTACAGTTGAACAAGCCATCGACAACGAGTTTGGCCGTCAGTGGGTACGCGCTCAGTTTGAGGCACGTCGAGGTGTTTATCTTGCATTGCCCTATATCGACATCAATGATGGCAATCTGATTGATGGGCTGGTGTTTTCGCAGATTATGTACTGGCATGGACCTAATCAGGAAACAGGGGAAAGCCGTCTTCGTCGTCAAAAGGACGGGCATTACTGGATTACCAAGAATCACAAGGACTGGTTTACAGAAACCCGTGTTAAAAATGAAACCGTGCGTCGTTCGCTTGAACGTTTGACGGAACGTTCCTTGATCTTCTATGAATTACATGGTGAGGTTGGATTGAAGACGCCTTGGTTGCGAGTGAACTGGCCGGAATTTGAACGACGCATCAAGATCTGGATGGAGTTTGTCGGCATTGAAGTAGTTGAAAAAGACTATCAAACGATCATCAATATCTTCAAAATCGATGGATTTCAGCCGACACCCCTGGTATCAGATACAGACCCCCTGGTACCAAATACACCCCCCTCCGTATTTGATACCACCCCCCTGGTATTAAATACCGAATCTAATACAGAGAACACTACAAAGAGCACTTCAGAGAATACAACAGATCTTAAAGATGCAGTCGGCCCGCAAGCGGGCGCTCCTGCGGCGAAGAACAAGCCAAAGCGCAAACAACAAAATCACTTCTCCGGCAGTACCTCTGTGGGCGAAGACGCAAAACCCCCCAAGTATTCTTCACTGGAGCAGTATCTCCTCAAGGCACTTGGACGAAACAAGCTCACCGACAACATGCGAGATCAATTGGATCGGGATGTGCCTGTACCCGACCAATTCGGCGACCGGCATATGCATCCTTCTCCGAATGACCTCTTCGACAGCGATCCCATCTTCAAGGACTTTGCCACCAAGAAAGCGTCTACCATGATCGCCAATGGCGCAGGGGCTTCGCAGGTGATCGATATGCTCGGCAACTATACACACCCTCACGGATGGTTTGCCTATGAAGACCTCTATAAACGTCCTGAGCAGCCTACTTCACTGCCTGAAGTGCCCTTTGTCCCAGAACCTGTTCCAGAAGGTGCAGTCTCTTCGATTGTATTTAAGAAAGCGCCGGTTATCCTGGAGACGAGTGATGCACACTAAATTGACCTTCAACGATTTTTACCGAATGCATCAGAAAGCCTCTGAACTGGGCTATCACTGGGATCGCACGACGATGTGCTGGCATATTGATCAAGACGCCCTGGATTTGGATTCGTTTGCTCAATCTGCTTTTATTCGTCCTGTCGAGGATACCGCCTCAAAGCAGGCTGAAATCCTGGGCATCCGGGCCATCTTCTATCCTCGTGAGGTTCGCGGCGAAATGCAGGGCTACCAGGTCATTCTTCGATTGGATGTGATGGGGCATGAATTGTTCTACTGTAATGGCACGATTGAAGAAAAATTCAGACCTTTGCTCGACTAACGGAACGTTCCGTCACCACCGGAACTCACCGAAGGAGAATACACTTGGCAAAAACGCCTGCCCAGACAGTCAGTGTTCTACGCAATCTACTCGCAGACCTGTTCTCTGAAACAACAAGTCGCTTGGGGGACATGGGTTCAGATTCAGTAACACCAGATCTCATCCCTGCTGACTTGAAATTTGAGAAACAAGTTCTGGAAGCATTTTATCTCGCCGAAGAGAAAGGATTGCCCCCAAATGTAGATAACATTACGTTACTCTGTCGAAGCAATGATCAGAATCTTCGTGAAAAGATTGAGAAGCTTGCCGGAGAGGCTTCCAGTGTCCCTTTAATTCGTGCTGGAGCGATTTGGTTTACCTCGTGGGTCAAGCAGGAGCTTCTCAGCGAAGCGGCGAAAGAAGTGATGCGTGTAGCAGGGATGGACTACGGCGATGTTGGCGAGAAGCGGGATCGGATGCTCGATTCGCTGATCAACCTGCCAATTGCCGATGTGCAGCAAAGCTACAACCGGGTTGAACTCATGGAGATGTTTCAGGACGTGCAGCGCAAGCGCGTAGAACGCGCCCAGCAGGGTCAGGCACTAGGTGCAGTACTGCATCTGGCAGCACTGCGAGAAGCTGCACCTGTACTCACGCCGGGCGACCTTACACTTATTACCGCCGCCCCTAAAGCGGGAAAGACCGGATCGGTAATGGAAATTGCCGAATACAACGCTTTAGAGAATGACACCGATGTGCTAGTGCTGCTGCTGGAAACCTCACCCACCACCATCGAGGAACGCTTTCTGGCGCGTGATCTGCTCATCCCCGGCAAGGCACTCCGCGATGGCAAGGTCAATCTGCATAAACCACCCTTCGAAGCGCCCTATCGGGCTTATCTCGAAGAACAGCGCCAGCACTGGAATACCTGTGGTCGGATGTATTTCGAGTATATCGCTGGCTCTAAGCTCAGCGAAATCACCACCAAGATCCGCATCCACAAGCGCATGGCAGACGCCCGCAATCGTCCACTCCTGGTCATCATCGACTACTTGCAGCGCATTACCAAAGCCAGCAATAAATCGGATGTCGAAGCCATTGCCCTGATCTCCAACTACATCAAGGACATCGCGGTACGCTACGAATGTCACATCATTCTGCTCTCACAGGAAAGCTTCACCGGTGCGAACCGAGAACAGGGTGATAGCCGTGCTCACGGCTCCAATACACCGATCTTCGTAGCGCAGATTCATATCGCTCTACGAGTGCTGAATGCGACCAAAAGCGTCCTCTTCACCGATGAGAACGGCGTTCCCTTCAAGGACGCGCTTGGACGAGATCGTTCCTGGCAGACCGAAGGCAAGCAGAAGCGCCAGAGCGTCATTCGCTACGACATTCTCCGCGCCAATGACAATGACACCACGCAAGCCTATGCGCTGGTGGAGAATGCTTTTTTCATCATGACCGACATTTCAAAAGCGGCGACCTGGGAACTCCCGCTATTCGCCCAGGAGCAAGTCAAATCGTTCGATGAAGACCTGAAAGATGCATCAAGGAGATTAATCTAATGTCTATCTATCGCGACTCTGAAGATACGCCAGTCGAATCAGCCTGGGATACCTGGGATCGGGAATCGCGTTACAACGCCGGTGAGATTTTCTACCGTGTAATGAGTGAAGGCACAGAGAAGTTTGGTTTGGACTGGTTGAAATTTCATGGCATCGCTAGTGATTGTCTTTATGCAAGTTATCTACATCCTTTTGGTGGTCAGGACATCGACATCCGCTTCAAGGCACTGATGGCAGAATTCGGGAACGCATTACTTTCGAAGTATCAACTCGTCAAACGAGAGGATTCCAATGTTTGAAGACATCAACACCTTCTATCGTCTCTGAGTTCATAGAAGGTGGAAACTAAGCTACCTAAGCAACTCTGAACATCGAACCGTTGCAAAATGTACGAATTCGTAGTAGAATAAGTACATCTGTGCAGCCCTCCACCACAGGGCGATGAAGGAGAACGACCGGTGCTCGACCAGCTACTTTCTTTAGCGCGATCCCATGAGTCTCGGAACGTTCCGGCGACAATGAAACAGTCCATCGCCGTTGCACGATTCCTGGACGCGCACACGACTTCACGGGATGAGCGGCTGCTGGTGCTTAAGCTCTGGTTCTCTCGCAGGATGACTTCTGCGAAGGACCTGACACGAGGCGAAGCCGCCGCCATCCTGGAACTGGGCGTCAATCCCAACTGGGAACCCAATCCTAAATTCGTTCAATTCATTGAGGAGACCAAAGCTCTTGTCTATCAATTCTGATTATGATGATTTGCCCGAAGATTTCGAAGAACGGATGCAGCAAGCCATCGATGACGGCGATATGCTGGAAGTCTCGCCGGGACAATTTGAACTCACGGCGCAGGGCGAGGAAGCCGCAGAACAGCTTCTGAAACATAGCACAGAAGCTCTGGCGATGACCGTGAACCTGATGATCGGCAGTATCCTGATGCCAACTGAGGAAGACGCGCAAACTATCGGACAGGCGCTGCAACTGTGCTTCAATCAACTCCTTTCAAAAGATCGCATCCTGGATGGCTATCTGTCGATTGAGGCACTTCGGGATGGCGATCCTCAGATGAACTATATGGAATTCTACATCGAAGATGAACTCTATCGCATTCCCACCGAACTGGTGGCGGAAGCCTATACCGTCCGAACATTGGGCGAAACCGCAAGCCCGGACATGATCGAGCAGTATGTCAATGCTGCGATGCAGGATGAAGCCTTCCTGATCGACTATCTCCGCAATGAAATCAGCTACGAGGATCTGGATGAATTCCTGGTACATGTGCCGATAATTAACCGAAAGCAATTGGAAACAATTTTCCCACAAGCCATCAAGACCAGTCGCATTTGGGTGCATCTAGCGGAACGTTCCGAAGATGAATAAAGTGCTGCAATTTCAGGCGATTTCGGGGATCTGGCAAATCCGCGTTGTCGTCATCATCGAAGGCTATCTCGCCAGCGTCGGGAGTATGGGCTACTTTCTCATGGACGGTGTGACTGAATGTACCTACGACGAAGAGTACGAAGACATCTACCGAAATGCCAGCGCCGATGAACTCTGGGAATACTTCTCAGGGCTGGAGTGGTCAGACATCGAGAACTATCTGGTACAGGTCGATTCAACACCCTGTATCCCGACACTGAAAGAAGAATGGAACACAGATACTTTTGGTCTGCGTTTAATAGGAATCGCCTATGCCCATGAGCCAGCGTGATGAACAAAAGCGCAAGATGATCATCCGTCGCAGTGGATGGTTGAAAGAAATGCCGCCCTGTGATTACTGTCATCGTCGTTTGGGTTATCAGATGCATGAATTGATTGCCCGTAGTAAAACCGTCAACAATCCAGAGGCACGAGAACTCAGTTTCCAGAAGGAACTTTGCTCATTGCTCTGTGCTGAATGCCACGAGCACGCTGGTGAGGTGGATGTGGACAAAGCTCTCTGGCAGTTTAATATCAATCTTTGGGGGCGCAATGCTGTCGAAACCGCTTTAGCCCGCTTGCAAGCGGTGATGCACACGCCAGTCTGGATCAATGAATGAAAGAATATATGACGGAAGTGCGGTTCTTTGGGATGATCGTGACTTCTTATCTCGCGGATTACCCCTTCATGACCCTCGGCGAAGCCATCGATGCACTCCAGTTCAACGATGAAGAACTGGAATTGGTCTATCGCTGGGTCGATCAGATTCAATATCCCGCCTACAGCGGTTACTTACAATGAGGAGTGCTGATGACCTTTTTAAGTCCTGAAACGTTGAAGAAGCTCTCCGCTCGTAAAGCCATGCCCGGCGAGACGCCTGAGATCGAGTTTATCCCTACGGGCATCTACGCGGCCGATCTTGCCATCGGCGGCGGTTTCCCGCGTGGGCGTGTCACAGAGATCTCTGGGCGTGAAGCCACCAGCAAAACCACGCTGGTCCTGATCGCCGCTGCGAAAGCGATTGAACGCGGTGAGTATGTGGCGCTGCTGGAAACCGAGTCGGCGCTGGATCTGAAATGGCTGGAACGCTTAGGAATCCCTGAAGAAGAAGTCTACATGGGCGAAGAAGATAAGGAGATGGCAGACTGTCACCTGCATGTGTGGCATCCGTCCTATCTGGAAAGCGCCCTGGAAACCCTGCTCACACTCTACGCCGAAAACAAGTACAGTCTGATCGTCCTGGACAGCTTCGGCGGCTCGCCGGTGCGTTCTGCCGCCGAAGGCACAATGGAAGACGCGACCATGATGAAGCTGGCGCGGGTCGGCAGCACCTTCAAGACCCTGTTCTTCGCCCGTGCCGCCAAAGGCAACGCTGCGGTGGTGATCGTCAATCAGGTCTATGTGACCACACAGCAGCCGTTCTACGATGCCCTCAAGCCCGAAGGCGGGATGGTTGTCTCCAGTGGCGGGAACAGCATCCCCTATCTGGCGTCCCTGCGCATCTACATGGAACCGCCGCTGAAGGTCTCGCTGGACAAAGACACGATCATGCCCGATGGCGAGAAACTGAAAAAAGGCTTCATCATCGGCAAGCGACACAAAGGCATGATCCACAAGAACAAGACCGGCAAGCCTGCACCTAGTCGTTTCGAGTTCGGGTTGATGATCTATCCGGAGAGCTACATCAACTATGTAGCAGACCTGGCAGACACAGCAATCGCCGTAAACCTGATCGAGCAACGGGGTGCTCACTATTACTTTGGCGAAGAAAAACTCGCACATGGACGTAATGCCCTGGAGCAGCTTCTCTTCGAGGATGTAGGTCTCTTCACCAAGCTTGAAACATTACTGACTGAGCATATCGCACGACAGCGAAAGGAATCCCATGTCGGAACGGAAACAGCAGTTGAGACAGAGGCTGTTGCAGCACTTCCAGGAAGTGCGCCTGATCTCCAGCTTCAAGACGAACTATCCTGAATATACCGATCAGGAGATCAACGAAATGCGCCAGGCGCTTTTGAATTCTGGTGACATCGAAAGGGTCTGGGGTACGACCCGGAATACGAGGTATAGAATTACCGAATTAGGAAGACTAAAGCTCTAAACCACTGCCGAAACCCGCCCACCACGCGGGTTATGAAGGAGAATTTCAATGCCCAGACTCACCGAGATGCGCAAACGCATTCTCCAGTTCATTGTCGATTTTGATCAGCAATACGGCTATGCACCGACGATTCGCACCATTGCGAATGAGTTTAATAAAAGTCCGAGTACCATCCACTTCCACATTCGGAAGTTGATCCGTATCGGCTTTCTGGAACGGAACGGGCGTGGACACCTGAAGGTCGTGGATGTTGAATAAAGCTCAACAGCGTATTGAAGCGCGAATTCCAGCGATGCGCGATTTTATTCTGGACTACTGGAACGAACACCGACAAGCACCGACTCGGAAAGAGATCGCGGAACACTTTGGCTGTAATGCCGCAACAGTGCAGCATACGCTCAATATCATGAAACATCGGGAAATTGTTTACTTCAACGTCAATTACCCCAACAGCCTGCGGATTGTTGGGAGAAAGCTGCGAACGGTATGATCAAACGAGATGCGAAACGCATTGCCTGTGGGATTGCCGCTGCACTTCTACTCGGAGACACCTACGAGTTTCTCTATGAAGAATACAAGCCGAAGGACGCCGCAAAGATTGAGAACTGCATCAAGGAAATCATCTGGGAACTTCAGCATCGCAGTGAAACCCCACAGGAGCAGGAAGAGCTTATAGGAGCGTTTTACGATGAGTAAATTGACGGTACAGGAATTTGCACAGACCAGCGCCTTAGCGCATCTCCTGGAAGAACTGGTGCGCGGTGATTTTGATCGTAATCTCAATGTGGAGTCTCTAGAGCCTGCGGAACTTCTGCTGGCGCTGCGTATGGCCCGCGAAGAACGTGATGAGGCCATGAAGCAGCTACGCGATCTCTGGGACATTTTCGCAGAGTATGATCTGGAAGTACATGTGCTGGATTCGGCTGCGGAATTCGACAGTCGCGGCGAAGTGAACGAAAACGGGTTCAAGCCAACGACTGAGTGGACACGCGTGTACGTCATTCTGCATCTGGTCAAAGAGTTGCTAGGACTCAACGAATCGTGATCAGTATCACACTTCACTTCAAAAGCAAAGCAGACCGCGATGAGTTTATGGGTCAACTCTCCGATGGCTGGGGCGAAGAACATTGTGTTCTGTATTGGCGATGGCAGGATGGCATCACGTTCGAGGACGCGACGGAATTCGATGTCGTAGTTCTGGGTCGCCTGGATGAGCAATTTGATGAAATGGATTGAGCGAGGAGATGACGAATGAACGAGCAATACATCATGGCGCTTATTGACGCTCGAGAAGAGATCGTGGAGTTAAGCGATAAGCTTTTCTCTGAGTACGAGAAGTTCTACAAAGAATTTTGGGGTAAAGACTTTATCTCAAAGTATCGAAGCCCTTACTTCTATGAAATCAATCCAGAGTGGATTAGCTTCGATGAAGAAGACTATCAGCGAATTTCATTCCCGACGCGTTGGCTTTGGTCTGACTGGCGCAAAGAATGCATTGAAAAGTGGACTACGGAAAAACAAGCTATCGAAGAACGTGAACAAAGAGAACACCAACGCCGTGAACAGCAGGAGCACAATCTCTATCTGAAGTTGAAAGAAAAGTACGAATGACGGAACGTTCCGCTATGAACTATGACGAGTTCCGAGAAGAGTTCAATCAACAGCATCCTGCCAGTGTACCAATAAAGCCAGAGGATATTTCAAGTGAATATCCCTGGTGGCTGCGCAGTGTGGTGATCTTTATGTTTGTCTGTGCCGCACTTCTTTCTGGTGTTCATACCGTTCCAACAGCATATGCAGGAATCGAGCAGGAGCATGTTGCAGAATGGGTGCGTCAACTGGTGGCACTGGCAGCTTTTGTTGCCATTGACTTGGCGATCTTTATCGCAACCTATGCACGTCTTCGAGGCAATCGTACTGTCGTCACGATTATGCTGATTGTCGTCTTTGCTGTTGCGCTGATCAGTAATATCAACTCTGTGCTCCGGGCGCTTTCGGCGCAAGGCGATGTCTGGATTACAGCCGTAGGCGTTATCTTAGGTTTTGGTGCGCCATTGATCGCACTACTTGCGGGTGAGATGTTTGTTCATATGCACCTTAGTCAGACCAAAGCCAATACAGAAGCACAGGAAAAATACCGCGAGGACTCAAAGCAGTGGGATGCGACAGTTTTAACCGCATTTCGGAAATACAGAAAGTCTATTCAGGATTCCAAACAAGTTCCAGCAGCTTCCAATGGAAGTTCCAATGGAATACAGGGCATGGAAATCATTCCATCAAATTCCACGCTTGGACATAAGAAGCAACCAATGGCAAGAGAGATGACGATTGCCTTCTTCCAAGAGCATCCAGAACTGCTTGTTGACGGGAAACCATTGGAAATTGCAGCACATCTCGGCGTTGGAAAGTCAACTGTTTATAACGTCATTGAGGAGTTAAAAAGAACGAATGGGCATAAAGAAGAAGAATACTCACATCTACGATAACATTCGTGAGTTAGCGAAGACACCTTTAGCGATTTTATCACTTGGTTTTTTGGGCATCTACCAATGGTATATCCAAGCTCTCGGACACACTGATGAATGGTCCATGTTTTTACTCGCTATCGCAGTCACGACTTCGACTGCTTTTGTAATCTGTTCCCTGAGAATTTCGATTAACCTGTGGCAGCCCGCAAAACCCAAAAGTGCTAAGGGTTACGTCTATCTTCTAAAAGCGCCTAACAGACTTTGGAAGTTGGGTAAGACACATGATCTCAAGCAGAGACTGAGATCATACAAAACAGCCCACGCAGAAGTACTCGATTTCACCCATGTAATTTATACGACAGATCGGCACGCACTCGAAAAGCATTTCAAAGCTGTTTTTGCGGAACGCAAGGTCGAACGTGAATGGTACGCTTTAACCGAGGCTGATGTGAAACACTTCCAAGATTATTCAGGAGAGGATCGGGTATGAAAGCGTTTGTCGGTATTGACTACGACGAATTCGAACCAGAGACCTATCGCGGCGTGATGGTCAATCCTCTCGGTGGTGAAATCACCCGTTTCGAGAGTGGAGATTTTGTCGATGACTGGAATGCTGCAATGGCATATGTAAAGGAGAACTTTGAGGAAGAGTTTATCGGTATGAGTTCAGTCGATCATTTCTTCATGGACGGTGCGCCTTATGAGTTTGTTTACAACGATGACAATGCAATGGCATGAACGTCCTCACTACGACGAACTCCAAGTCGGCGACCTGATGACCCTGATTGTGGACAAGTTCAAGGAGGCCAGCAAGATTCGGATTGTGTCCTTCGGTATGATCCGTTCTGAAGGACGCTTCAAGCATAAAGATGCTAGGAAGCAGGCCTTACTCCTGGCAAAACAGGAACTCTGTAGTGCCTTAGAACAGATTGAGCAGATGCTCAGGGAGATGAAATGAAATTCGATGATGTACGTTTTCGGGATAGTGACTACCGTATCAGCCTGAAGAAGCTTTTTGGCAGTGAGGATGAAGAATAATGGGCATGTACGACGAGATCCTCTGTGAATATCCGCTACCGAAGTTCGCTGAGTTATTTCAAGGCGAACGCTTCCAGACGAAGGACTTGGACAGCCTTCTTGATCTCTACATCATCCGTGCTGATGGTTTACTGGTTCGCCGCCGATCTTCACAGGTAGTCAATGAAAAAGACTTAGACACCATCATCAATATCGATGGCGATGTACTTTTCTATACGCTGACTGGAGACTACCGGAACAAAACGAATGTCTGGTACGAGTATCGAGCAACCTTCCGTGATGGCAGGCTCACCGAAATCAAATGTATTTCACCGAAAGAATTGGTTGATGCCCAAGAAGACGCCTAAGCCTATTCCCAAGCGTCCACCTTTGATCGGGAAGTTCATCGAAGCGTTCATCCTCGCTGCGATTGTCACCTTCATCGCCTTCATTATCACCAAGCTCTCGATTCGATAGCCGGAACGTTCCGATGGACCCCCAAGACATGATGAACCATGTGCTCGCCAGCAATATTCTCGTGATTACCACGAAAGAAGCATTCTTCGTGTTCCTGGTGGGACTGATCCTGTTTCTGGTTGGACTACTCTTACTCTTAGTTTATGCTGAGATACGTAAATGAATACCTACTACGATGTGCCCGCAGTATCCGAACGCAACTTCGCCGATCCAAATTTTGAGAGCTGGTTTCGTGCCGAGCTAACCAAACGCGCTGCTGCCAACCGTGAACGCTATAACCTTCTCGTGCAGCAGGACAATCAACTGATGGCGCTGGTCCGTGCTGTATATGGCTATAACAGCGCACCCTATAAGTATATGTATCGTCAGGAAGTCCCGCGTCCACCGGATCTGGAGCGCAGAGCCAAGAAGATCTGGAAGAAATATTGGACCTGGGTTGAGGTGCAACAGCGCCGCGCCTACGGTAAGGACTATCGCCGTCGCTCCAAAGAAGCCAACCAGAAGCTTCAGGAGCAGGGCTTTGAACCCGGCACGGATTACATCCCGACGAGAGCCATTAGTTTTTCACGACGCTTAGAACGCGAATCAACGGAACGTTCCGCAGAATGACCGTCACCACCGGTCAATGAAGGAGAAAACCCATCATGCAACAGGAATTGACAGCCTCTGAAGAACACGTCACAATGATGCCAACGGTTGATTATTCATTAATCTACTCGTTATTGCTTGCCGGTTACGAAAGGTACGTGGAATCATGTCCCGAAAGTTTAGAAATGCTGAGGAAGCTGAACCCCAACACTCCAGCGAACTCCCCATTCAGCGAGACATAGCCTTATACTACCGACAATCGTCTGAGGGACAGATCGGAAACGTCTCGACCACTATTCAGACGGTGGATATGTATGAACGTCTGCTCGGTATGGGCTGGGCAAAAGAACGAGTCAAGCTCATCGATGTGGATATGGCAGTCAGTGGTAAGCTACGTATTGACGAACGTGAGGGGATGCGTCAGCTTTTTGGCATGATTCTTGATCATCGCGTGGGAGCCGTTGCCGCGCAGGATGAAGATCGTTTCTTCCGTGACGAAACCATGATCCAGGTCGATACCTTCATCGCAGCCTGTAAAGAAGCCAACGTGAAGGTGATTACCCCGACCGTCATTTATGATTTTGCCCATCCACAGATGGGCACTTTTTATGCCCGGCAATTTCGCTTCAAATGCGAAATGGGCGCAGAATACATCAACACCCAGATTCTCGGTAAGCTAAACGGCGCTCGGAAATACCTCATGAAAACAGGACGCTGGGCCGGTGCGGGACCCTCCATTGGCTACATGGTCGATGCCCGTAAGGAACTCGAACCTGGCTTGGCGAATCCCGATCATCGACGTATCTTCCCACTGGAACCCTTCGCTGCTGTGGTCCGAGAATACTTCCGTGTCTTTCTCATGTTCGGCGGAAATATCGCCCGAACCCAGCAGTATATTTACGAACACCATGTTTCATTCCCTGATCCAGCAACCATTCAGCCGCCCACTGGCTTTAAGTTCAGCTTTCAGATCAAATCCCGACAGGGCGGCTGGTATCTCAGTCGCCCTGGGCTATGCCAGATGCTCATCAATCCGGTCTATATCGGGCACTGGCTGCATGATGGCGTGGTCGTGCGCTGGAATAACCACGAACCGATAGTTTCTGAGGAGGTCTACTGGCGAGCGTTTCATTACCTGTCACCCATCCTGCTCGATGGGTCGCCCAACCCAGATTATCGTCCGGTACGCCAGAACGCAAGACCCAGCGTTGAAGTGCGCCGAGGTACTGAACGACCCCTCTGTACGGGGTTACTTTATAGCCAAATAGACGAGGCACTCCTGCCGATCCAGGCCGCCTGGAGACCGACACAAAAGCATTACTGTTATTACCTTTCCCCCTATGATCCTGAAACCTCAACTACTCGAACCCGCTGGAGTCGGCAAGCAGCCACCATTGATGAGGCGGTGGTCTATCACGTCCTGAACCAGCTACGAGTGACCTTCTCCGAAGAAGGCTGGGCGCAGATGCAGGCTTCTCTCCAGGAAGAAGATCATCCAGAACGAAGACTGCTGGAACGTCAACTCCATGAAGTTGAACAGAAGATGCAAACCCTGCTCAATGGGATGGAGTTCTATGATGACCCGGACTGGATACAGCGCAGTCAAACCAAGTATCGGGACTATAAAGCGGAACGCGACCGGATGCTTGCAGCACTCGAACCCAAGCAAGTCCGCAAGCTGACCTTAGACGATCTGACACGCCTTCGAGCACACTTCGGCGAAGAACTGATTGAACATGGGTGGCAAGGACTGGACCGAAACGGCCAGCATCTCATTTTGCAGGAGCTTGTTGACCGTATCATTCTGACGGATTTTGATTCTCGCGGCTCGATGCATTTTGAAATTTACTGGCGAGATCAGACGGTTCCCTGTCAGCCCTTTGTGATTGTACCGATCACCAACCGGGGCAACCCGTTTTCCTATGCAGAAATGGAAACGATTCGAACCATGCTCAGCACAGGAAAAACAACTGCCGATGTGTATCGGGCTTTTCCATCGCACTCGAAATCTTCGGTTTATAAAGTATGCCGTAGAATGACTGCGCTCATCAATATGGATTCTGAAAGCAGTTCAC